GCGCACTACGACGTGTTCCGCGTGATCGAGCAGGATCGCCCTGAGTTCGATCCGGCCACACACAAGGTGATTGAAGCGCAGCCTGTCGAGCAAGACGGCCAGTGGCTGCAGCAGTGGGAGATCGTTGAACTGACCGAGGCTGAGAAACAGGCGTACTACCGGGCGACGCACCCGCCCCGCTGGATTGAGTTCAACGATGCCTTGCCGCCGGAGGTAGATCAGCTCCTGGTGGCTGCCGAGCAGGTGAGTCCCCGCTTAGCGCTGGCGCTGGGTATCGGCCTGGGCAAGGCTGCCGATGGTGACAGCAGGATCTTCTTGAATGCTTGGCGTGTGGCCAGTGGCGCTGGCTTGATCAGCCCTGAGTTGATCGCCGGGATCCAGGCACTGGCTGTGGCGCATGACCTGCCTGAGCAGTTTGTTGCCGCGCTCGGTGGCACAGAGGAGGAGCTGGTATGACCCTTGGACTGTTTGACCCGGCGTTCCTCGGCGGCTTGGCGGCTGCTCCAGCGCTACTGCTTGACGATTATCCCGGCGCTGCCGCTGCATACAGCCTGCGTCAACTGCGCACTGGCGTGACCAATGTCGTCCGCGTTCGCCGCGATAACGACGATGCCGAACAGGACTTCACCGCCACCCAAGTTAGTAACGGCACGCTGGCCGCGTGGGTGGGCGCGGGGAATAACGGCTTCGTGCGGACGTGGTATGACCAAAGCGGAAATGGGAGACACGCCGTTCAAGCAACCACAACAAGTCAACCCAGCATCGTTAATGCTGGCTCAGTTGTACTGAGCGGAACAAGAGCAAGCATGTCTTTTGACGGCAGCGATGATGTTCTTGACCTTCCAACGCTTTCTAGCAATACTCAACTGTTCGCTTTTTCTGTTTTTAGCGATCTAGCTTATTCGGGGGGGTCCATCAATACTAGGTTCTTTGATGTTTTAGCTGGCATTTATTCATTCCAGATTATGCGTGAAAGTGGTACTAGCGACTTTCACATGAAGAGCACTAGCTGGCAGGGTGGTGCTCTTGCAACTCGATTTAACGCAGCGCCAACGACATTAAGTCTGGCCTCAAATTGGTTTGACTCGTCATCTAACAGCTACTGGCTCAATGGGAGCAATGTTTCTTCTGTGGCCAATCCAGGGTTAATTGGTGCCGCTGGCACGACTGCGAGGATAGGGGCTAGAGGCGATCTAAATCAATTCTCATTCTTAAACGGGCGCTATGCAGAACTTCTTCTTTATCAGTCTGATCAATCCGCCAACCGCGCCACCATCGAAGCCGACATCAACGCGCACTACAGCATCTTCTAGCCGCCATCGTAGTGTCCCCGGCTAATGACGCTATAGTGAGCGTGGCCGTTGCCACCAAGTTTACAGAGTTTTATCTTTATGTCAGTTGTCGATTGGGCAAACATCGCCCGTTGCGCTAATGAGCGGGCGAGCGAGCGCACGTTTAATTGGGACGAAGAGTGCAGCCCGTTAGGCGATTTACAAACTCGCGAAATGGCGCTGATGATGGAGTATCGCGAAAACCTGTACACCAACGTCCTGATGGATATTGTTCGCGAACTCCCCTGTGAAGTCGATGAATATCTTGAGCGACCGATCCGAAAGATTAAGATCGACTTGATTTACGACGATTGACCCGCGTGGGCGGTAGATTAGGTACCCCCACTTTTTACTCATGCCGTCGGCGGTCGATTACAAAACGCTTCTGGATAACTGGAGCGTAATTGATGAGCAACGCCGTGCCGATTTTATCGATTGGCTTTACTGGTTGTATGAGCGTAACAACGGTTTGTACACCGGTCTCTGGCAGCAGTTTCAACAAGATCTAGCGGAGATTGTCCGCGACAATTTGAACGAAGATCAATCGTTTGTCGAGGCCATCGTTCATAAGATCAACTGCGGTAAACTGGAGTCTAAAGCTGTCATCCAAGATGACTAGGGATTACAAGAAAGAGTATCGCGAATATCAGGGAACTGAAAAACAAAAAAAACGGAGGGCCGCTAGAAATAAAGCAAGAAGGTATATGGAACGTAATGGTAGGGTTCAGAAAGGTGACGGGAAGGACGTCGACCACAAGGATAAGAACCCTCTAAATAATTCTTCGAGTAACATAAGAGTACGAGACCGAAGCGCTAATCGAGGCGACAAGTAATGGCTATCCTCCCCGGCTCCAGTCAAACAGGCAAAGAGCCTGAAGCGATGGGTGGACTCGCCATGCCGCCGGGAGGCGTGGGTCTTAACCAGGAACCCGGACTGGGTGTTCGTCGAGTAATGCAGCTCGACAACGGTTCTCGTATCGCCACGCAATTCGCCCGAGATCGGGGACTGTATGCGCGTCCTGCTGTCGGTCCTGTTGAGTACTCAGAAGGTAACATTAAAAAATCTACGGCACTAACGGGTCCCGCAGGATATAACCAGCGTAATATTCCGCTTCCTGACAGTGCTGATGACATGAGTCAGGCGGAGTACATGATGAGTCTTCAACAGGCGACCCCACAGAGTCGCATGATGATGCAGAAAGTGGTCCAGAATCCTAGCCAGAACTTCCTTAACACCAAGCTTTTACAACAGGATTACCCTGTGCTCACGCACAATATGATGAACAATCTGTTAGCTTTATCTAAGCAGAAACTGCAGGGTAAGCAGAAATGATGGTCGACAACGACTTTCCCGTTCGAATGGCGGGACAGCGCTTTGGTCTGGACGCTCAAAGGCTTGCCCGTACAACTCCTAGCGAAGTGACAGCCCGGTTAAGATACCAGCAGACTTTCCCCCGTACATAACGTGCGATTCGCCGGACCTCAGATTGGAATCAATCCGAATGAGATGGAGTACCTGACCGATCGGTTTGCTGGTCAGGTTGTTAAAGAGAATCCAGGGCTCGCGGACCAGATCGCTGCTGGCATTATGATGCACACGAACGCATCAGAGCAGCCCACCAGTGTCGACTCCGATAACTGAGCTTCATTTCGCATCGCTCGATTGGATTACTCCCCACGCTGAAGCCGTGGTTGCTGAGCACGCTCGTGTTAGCACGAAAGACCCGAAGCGTGAGGAGTATAAAAAACTTTTAAAGTATTGCATTGCGCACGGACACTGGTCTGTTTACGAACAGGTTTGCGCATCTTTTAGTATTTGCACATCTCGTGCTATCAGTGCACAGATAATTCGACACAGGTCCTTCCATTATCAAGAGCTGTCCCAAAGGTACAGTGATCCTACAGATATCCTGACTACACTGACTGATAAGTGCTGGGATTTCGATATCCGAGCTCAAGATTTTAAAAATCGGCAAAACAGTCTGCCTTTCCCTGACGGGGAAGTTAAAGATTCACTGAAGGAACGCATCCACGAAATCTACGCGGATATTCAGGAGATATACGAGGCGATGCTGCAAAGCGGCGTGGCTAAGGAATGCGCTCGAAATATCCTTCCGATGTGTTCGCCGACCCGGCTGCACATGCAAGGAACTTTACGCGATTGGATTTTCTACGTTGGTTTGCGTGCGCGTCCTGACACACAGCTTGAACACCGTCTGATCGCCAAACAAATCGGTGAGCATCTAGCAGACTGTGTGCCGGTCATCCACGAAGCACTCGTGGAATCCTCGGCCAACATCAGCGGCCTGGAAGGCTGGTTGTCCGTATGATGAACATTTTAAGGAGACCCAATGTCTGAATCCGCTGCTGTGAATTTAAAAATCACAATTGAGCACAAGAACCCCGCTTACACGCTCGATAGTCCTCCTGACCACACTTTTACGTTTGAGGCGGACATGATCGACAGCTCGGTTCACGCGTGGCTCGCTTTATTTGCGAACATTCTCGCCTACGAAGGATTCTCTGAAGAGATGATCATGCGGGCGGGTTGTCAGCTCGCGTTTGACGAGTACCGAAAACCCGAGATCATGCGAAAAGTCGCTGTTGAATACGGGCTTAAGCTCTTGGAGGATTCCGGCTCCGACGACTGACTCCAGATACAGCGAAACCGGGGCTTGAATTAGGCCCCGGCTTTTTGTTCGCCTTACGCGCGTATTTTTAACTATAGCAAATTATTCCAAGGGTCGTTGGAAGTCTGAGGTGGATTGTTATTGGATGCGAACGTCTGAGCTGCTTGTTCCGCTTCGGTATTCCTGTTGATTGCCACACGTGCCTGGAGCAGCGTCATTTTCTGATTGAGGCTCGCGATCTCATTCAAAAGCGGTTCGCATTTCGCATCTGCCCAAGCGGTTGCATTCCGCGTCAGCTCATCCAGAGCATTTGACGGGTGTGGGAAATTGTAGACTTTACCATTTTGTGTCTGGATAGCTTGCCCGTTTTGATCTTTACTCAAAGCTTCCAAGAACACATCAGCCCGTTCTGGTGTGATGTCCGCGTTGAACGCCAGTTGCTGAGGGTTGATCAAACCTCGGTTGTTCTCGTATAGGAACGAGAAAACTTTTGCCACACGGGCGGATTCAATCTTTTCCTCTTCTTCCTTTCGCCGTCCTCGATCGGTGAGGACTGCTGCGCCACAAAGGCCGCCCCCAAACCCGGCCATGGCGACAGCGGTTGCGGGAGGGTAGATGGCTGCCCCCGTGGCAGCACATCCGAGACCAACTAAGGCGGCTACGAGGTTACCGATTTTCATTTGGATTCCTGTTCGGGTTTCGGGTCGTGAGCTTGAAATGCTGCATCCCATACAGAGGGATTCGCGACAAATTCTACCGGGGATGGCAGCCTGTTGTCACCCGAGGCAGCTCGGTCGGTTGAAGGATCGTAAGGTTTGATCCGTAGACCTTTGATTACAGCCTTGCCGTTGATGAACTTCGGTTCGATACCCTGAAGCTTCAGCACATTGTTTACCGTTTCTTTCAAACGATCGACGAAGCGTGGCTTTGCCGCAGCCTTGTAACCATTCGATTTAGCGAAGTTAGCGTAGGACGCATATATTTCTGAGTTCGCATTTTTGACGTACAGACCGCGTTCTTGCTCGTCGATTGTCGGACGGAAAGCACCTCCACCCAGCGGTGTCTGACTATTGGGTGCATACAAAGTGCACTCGGACAACCAGGCCACAATCGGGTTGTTGAAGATCAGAGCTTCGATGTTGGTCGTGTTGAGGTCTGGGCAGTACTTCACCGGGTTAGCCAGTGTGTCACGCATCTGATCGAATGTCATTGACAGACACCACGCTGCGATGTTCGGCAGTTCGTCGGCGAACTCACCTTCCACGCGATCCGGAAAGACACTGATCAGGTTGCGGCGCTTCGAAGGCGACACAACGTTGTCCATTACGATCGTGAGACGACGACGCTCTAGGCCGCTGCTGATGTCAGAAGAGCTGATGTGCTCGTTACTGGCAATCGAGACCAGGAGCTCGGGCTTGAAGTTGATGATCTGAGTTCCGTACTTGCGCTCAGCCCGGAGCGTATCGGAGGCAGACGTCAGTTTCTTCAGTGTGTCGAGTCGCTTGCTGAACGAAGCTTCGTCCGTCAGCAGCAGCAAACGCTTACCGATCAGGCTGTGAGCTTCAAAGCGATTTGTCTCAATCGTTTCTAGGTCAGATGTATGGGTGCCGGTGAAGCCAGCCAGAGCAATCAGAATCTGCTGCAGCGTGGACTTACCCGAGCCGCCGGCACCAATCAAGTGCAGGAACTTTTCACCCGTTGTGTATCCCGTCAGCACAGCCCGGCAGAATGCCTGGATGATCACAACCTTGTCGGCGCCGACTGCCCACTCAAGCCAGCTGATGAACTTTGGACAGTTGGGATCCTCGCCATACGGGAACGCCAGCTTGGTCTGGAAATACATGTCTTTATGATTCCCAGGTTTGAATTCGAGAGTCTTGGTATCGAGCACACCGTTCTCGAAAGCAACTCGACCCCGGTTGGTCTGCCAGATCGATGAACGACCGCCACGCACAGACCGAAGGAGCTTGGCTTTTAGCAGCTGGAACACCGAATTAACGGTTGCAGAGTTGTAGCGTGGCAAAACGCCCGCTTGAATAAATGTATCTAGTGTGCTGACAATTCGCCGTTTGATGTGCTGTTCGTCGTTTAGATACCAAATACCTTCATCGTCGTCGTAGGTGAAGAACTCATCTAGACTAGAATCAAATAAGAAGCTGTCACCATAATTACTTACGATGATCTCTGCAATATCGTTCTCGGAGAACTGTCTGTTGTTGTTTTGAATCTGAACCAGCTGGGCGGGTGTCTGCGGCGTGTCTGGCATTTCCGGGGGGTCTTCTGTGATTGTTGATGTTGATTCTGAAGGTGCTGTAAGCTCGAAATCTTCGATGCTGAGAATCGAGTTACTTGGTTTAGGCTTGTTTACTTTGATTTGTTCTTTAATGGCTTCAGGACATGCGCTGTCGAACAGTGCCCTGTCTACATATTTTATCTTTTTCCAGGGCGCGGACTGGCCTTCCTCTGAAGCCATGGCGACAGCGGGAAGCAGCGTGGACGCATCCGAGATGCTCCCGAGGATCCGGTTGAACTTGCCATCGAGGGCCGGGTCGTACTCGTAGATATTCTCGAATATTTGGTGCGCCATGTCAAGGGGGCGCTGTTTGACCGGGATCTCGTTGGCTCCCAACCAGTTAGACCAACCGATCAGCTCCTTCAAAGCGACCGTCATGCTGAAGGATCGATCCTCCACCGGAGCCCCGTCCAGCATCGATCGTACGGAGGAGCTGAGCAGACCACTGACGTCGATCCCGTCCGGCGTGGTGTCGATCTCCAACGCCTCCACGGGATCATCCTCCCGCTTGATCTCCTTCGGCACGAGGCTGTACGCCTGCATCGCCTCGTTGATCTTGGATACTGGTATGTACTTGTGTGACCAGCAGATCAGATCGTTAGGGGACTTACCGCCATAGAACAGGTTGACTGCCTGAGTTGCCCGTCGATCTGAGCCCGGGATCTGTTCGGCGATTTCCCTGACAAACCACTGGTAGAAGTCAGGGTCGACAATGGGTCTTTCGAGTCCAAAAACGAGACGGAAGCGAGGCCACTCTGGCGTCGTGCTCGGTGAGTAATACGCGAAGCTCAGGTACTTTTTACATACGTCGAGCTCTAACGCTTCCTTTACAGTCAGCTCTTGTTTTTGAACTTTGTTTCCGTTCTCATCTTTGTGATCTGCTTGATTATCAATGTCGATAATCACGAGACCAGCTTTAATTGTTCCGGTCGAATCTTTTACTCTCTTACCGTTGACCAGATGCCACGCGCATAACCCATCGCCAGCTGCCGTGGCGCCAGCGATCGTCTCGGCGTCTGCTTCTGAAGCTTCCCAGTTTTCATTGAATGATCTGAAGTTTCCACCTGGATTTATCTTTCCAGTTTTGGGGTTTACAAATTGACGAACTTTTTGATTTTTGGAGTAAAAGAAGAGCATGGTTCCCCTGCGCAGAGCCATTGTGACACGGATCCCCGCGTGGGTGCGGAGTCTAAACAAAAAAACCCGAGCCTATTCAAGGCGAGTCTCATAAAACTTACGTAAGACTTCGAACCACATTTGTTTGTCCTTTTTCAAATCGTCTGGACCGAAAGTAAATACCTGAACAGAGAATTCAGGAACTGCGGTACTTACGATTATCTGTGTCTTGTTGATTTTGATACCTAAGCAAGCCTCGGCTGCGATTGTATAAGCAGCTAACTGAAGCTTAGTTTTCTTCAATTTAAAAACTCCAGACACGAGTGCCTTCCGGAGTTTGTCCTCCATCTGGACTTTCGAGCTGGGGAACTTATAGCTGTACGGACCGTTACTCGTCTTGAAGTCACCCAGGATAAGTTCGCCGTTCCCGTCTTCGTAGATGATGTCCGGGCAGCCGGCGTATCCCTGAGCTTTGATCGGATCGTAAAAGTGGAGACGACCGACGCCATCTTCACCTACGTACTTATGCCACTCAGGCTTGTTGTATGGTTTTTCGCTCCACAGAACACGACCACCTTCCAGCAGCTCATCTACTTTCTCAGGTACGTCCTTCCAATACGGGGCGTATTGAGGGGGCGGACTTACAGCCAACCCCCTGATGTGATTCTCGACGCTGTTATGGATAAAGGAACCCCTCTCTGCTGCCATGTCGGCGGCACCAGGGTTAGCCAGGTTCCAATGAGCCAGTTTCTTACGAGTTTCTTCTGTTTGCGTGGCAGACAGAACGCTTGTTACGGATGGAAGAGGGATATCGACACCATCGCACCTGTAGTGTCGTAGTCCGTTTAATGTTAGTCGTGTTTTAGTCACAGCCTTAAATTTTTCTAACCCATACTACATTACTGGATCGAGAAAAAACCTTCTAGTTTACCTATTACTTTTTCACTTATAATAGTGCTCTCGTGTAACCAAAAACCACGGTTAAAGTTTAATTTATAGAAAGGGTTTTCTGGAAATATATGTTTTGCAGCTATGTCATGTGCGATTGCCGCATGTTCAGCTGTATTAAAATAACCTAAGTGAATACGACCTTTACCAGGATACATAATGTAAGCACTGTAAGAGTTATTTACTTTATTTACTCCTTTGTATTTAGATCTGCTCCAAGACTTTCTATTGTGTAGTTGGTTCAGTCTTGAAGCTAACCTTAAATTATCTATTCTATTGTTTAACCCGTTGTTGTCTTTGTGATCTACGGTTTTACCTGGTTCTAGCTCTTTATTTAATTTCAACCATATTAAAGTATGTACAGCGTACTGTACTCCATTTATCTTCTGTCTCCAGTATCTTTTGTCGCTAGTTTTATATCCACACATACTATCTTTTTTATGCCGTTTGTAGTTTTTACTCCATTTTAATCCACTTGGGAAATTCTCGTCTACTTCTAAGCAGTTGAGGATTTCTTGGTCTACTAAAATATTTTGTGTTTTCATCTTATTAAAACGCCATCGAAAAGAGTCGAGGTTCTTCGGGGCCGTCATCGTCATCACTATCATCATCTTCATCTTTCTCATCCTCATCTTCGTCTACGAAAAACTCTGACTTTTGGTACTCAATGTCTTGAGTGCGGCTTGTCAGTTCGTCGGAGAGGCAAAGACCTGCAGAATAACTCTCGACAACAATCTCCGCGCACTGCTGGGCATCACGGATTTCTCCTTCGGGGGAGATGCACTCTTCCAAGAGCTGTGCTGATACCAGTAAGGCAATAACTTGATCGAGTTTTGCATTGGTCTTGTCTAACCTATCGCACACAGCGCGTTGGAACTTCTCAAGTTTACTTGATTGCGATGTCATCGAGAGGAGGGAGCGTTTGAGCTGCATCCCAATTTACAGCGTATGCCACGTGAGTGCCATCCATCCACTTGTCGGGTCGCTGGAAAACGAACCAACAGCTGGTAACGGAGTCCCGGGACGTGCTGACTGAGCTGAACCGGGGGCGTGGTGATAAGACGATCATGTTCGAGAGTTTGTTCGCGAGCAGGAAGTTCCTACGCTTTGCTACTGGCTCAATAAAGGACAAGCGGTCCAGGACAGCGATACCCTCTCGTGCAACTTGGATTCCATAGTCGAGTATGTACTCACTATATTCATTAAGTCCTGTCGTGTTGGCGATCACCCAGTCGTATTGTTTGTCCCGTACGGTTGTCCACCAGATCGGGTTTACTAGGTTGTCGCTGTCCTTGTTAGTTGTAACTGTAAAGTTATGGGCTCGCAGTTGGTCGCTGAGGATATCGTTCGGATCGTATGGGACTAAGACTGAGCCTTGGATGTAACTGTGCTTGATCAGCTGGTGTGTTACACCCTCGGGGATTGTATAAAACGAAGCCATGCGTAAAACGGAAGAATGTGTGGATCTTAGCAAGTGGGTTGGTCTCTGACCAATTTTGTGATTAACGTTGAGGGAGCAGCTAGCTCGGTATGCAACTCGATTGGATGAGCCAAGAGCAAGAGTTCTTACATAACCGAGTCATGATGGATGCGAAGAAGCTCGACAAGGATGGGCTACTTCAAATTCTGGAAATGGTTCATAAGCAATCCTTGATCAACAAGCGTCTGTTCTCGTCGCTGTCAACGTGGTGCGCTAGAAATCAGGTGATGCTCCCTCCTCTCGATGAGTTACTAGTAAGTAAAGAAGTTGTCCATCCGACTGATACTCAGTAAATCCAATTCGCTTCAGGTATTTAGCTAAAGCTGCAGTTTTATCCGTGCGCGGCATGATGAAGTAAGGCTTGTCCCGCGTGGTTTGGATGTGAGCTTCAAGCATCCTCATTGCTCGCAGCAACGTTCCAGAAGGTCGCGTCTTCTGCTGGTTCAGTACGGAGCGGCAGCGTTTGTTCTTTCGGTTCCAGTACCAATCGTTAGCCGCTCGTCTCGATTTGTGTATCGTGAGACCCACGCTGTAGGCGAACCCGATGTCCTCTACGTAGAGGCTGATCCATTCACCTTTATGTCTTAATCTCGTAGTCACACAGCGTTTGGACATAATAAAAGCGGCCTTCCGAAGAAGACCGCTGCCTTGGCTTCGTTTTCAGGTTAGCTTAAAAATCGATTCCGAGTGCTTTGGCTTGCGCTTCGGTAAGCTCGACCTTCTTTGGTTTTGCTGACGGCGGTTCCGCTGCTGCCAGCGCTTTGGGATCAGGTGCCGGTGCCGCGAACGTACGTTCAGCAGCTTGACCCCGCGTGGCTGCAAACTCAGCTTTGAGTGCAGCATGATCACTACCAAGAGGGAGTTCGATCAAATCGGCACCCGGGATGCTGCTCTTCAGTGCGTTGGCAGCCATCTTGGTTCCATCGCTACCCAGCCATTCGGCCACGTCCTTGAGGAGTTTTTCCTCATCTTCGTTCTGGGCTGGTCGGTCGCTGAAGTCCAAGCAGTTGAAGTTGATCTTCGCTCCGTCAGCACCGGTCATCGGATCACGCTCGTTAAAGGATCGAGTCACGAACTTGGTCGAGGTGATGACCGACGCACAGTTGATTCGGTTGTTGTACAGCGTTTGGAAGTACGAGATGAAGTTCTTCTGACTGGACTTACCCGAGATCATCGAGGTCGTCACGCACCGGGGCGGAAGCAGCCTGTGGTTAGGAGACACACCGATGTACGCGATACGGAGGAACTCCTCCTGGTTTCGCATACCGAGGTTTCCGAAGTATGGTGTGAATCCAATGAGGATGAACTCAATGGGGATACCGTTGTCGTTGCGGTCGACAATGGCGTTATCAGGATCAACGTCAGACTTCCAGCGGCGAGCTTGAAGATCGATACGCAGCGTGTGAGGCGGAATGTTGCAGAGAATTTCGGATTCCGAAAAGTCACCAGCGATAAACATGGTCAGCAGAAATCAGAGGGAAAAATCGATTGAACCGAGAGCAGCAGCGGCAACCTTCCCTTTTTCGGGGTCGGCTGCTTTCACAGGAGCTTTACGCGAAGCCTTAGGCAGGTAAAGAACCTTGTCCAGATTGTAGTTGAGGTAAAGCTTGTCGTCCTTCTCTGAGGTCGAGACTTTGCCGACAGCGATCGTAGGAGTTCCGGGAGCGAGCTCGGACAATTGTGTTGACAGCTCGCCCCAACCGGCTAATTTAAACCACGCCGTTTCCTGGTTTTCGGTTTGCCAAGCCAGCGACCGATTAGTTACGGTCGTATCGCCAATCTCGATTTCGTCAGCTTTAGGACCGAGGCCACCTGCAGCGACGAAAAGGTTGATAGCCAGGAGATCGTCGAAGTTCTCCTGCGTAACGATCAGCATAGGCTGCATCTGAAGTACACCGTCAGGAGTTGGCCGCGTGGGACCCACTGCGAGTACGGTCTGATCCTCTTCAAGCTTTTGAAGGAGTTTTCCGACGTAGTGATCGGCTTTTTGAATCAGTTGAACTTTAGTCGCGACACGCTTTTCGTTTGACGGCAGAGACTCAGTTAAGACATTTACAGTTCCGTCGTCTTCAGCAGCGGTTGCTGTGACTCGAAGTCCTAAGACAAAAACGTTCATGGTTCCGGTTTGGTTGGGCGCCCGACGCGAGCCGAGCTGCACTATGGTATCAGCCCAGAGCAGGCTCGGGCTTAAATTAAGCCACTTGTTGTAAGTGCCTGTATATTGTCGCTCTGTGTACTTTTAAAATTTGGGCGATTTGCTCGACACTTGCTCCTTCGCGTTTCTGAACTTTTAAAATTTCAATATCTCCGGGGGATAGTTTACTACTTTTTGCTGTTTTGTACTCGAAGTGTAGTGGGTTTACACACTTCGCGTTTCCGCAGCGTGGCTTAGGATAATAGTTGTCTTTTGGGATATCTAGGTATTTTAGGATTGCGTTTCGAATATACACTCGTTTTCCAAGCACATATGTGCACGGTTGATTATTTGTTATGGGGCCTATCCATTCTCTGCATTGTGTGTAGTTGAAATTATTAAATGCTAGGTCTTTAAACAGCTTTGCAAGTAACGATTCATTTACTTCCCCATAGTTTATACTATAATTATTCGCATCAACTGCTCTACAAATGTCCACAGCTTGTGCTTGTACGTGAGCTGTATCATTTGACTGCAGTGAAAGAATTATTTTTTTAGACTCTCTTTCTAGCTGTAACGAATATTTGTTCATAGACACTCATTAAAAAGAGCACAGTGTTAACTGTACTCTGGATTAAACTTCGTAATTTAGTTGTGAAGTCCCCTCAGGAACCCATTAAGGGGTGTCAAGCAGCGAAACCGCCGAGCGCGTGCCTGGCTTTTTCGCCGACGTGCAGACCCTCTGCTTGGATCTGCTGTTTGATCTGCTCGTCTGTCAGTCCAGCCTTTCGAGCGCGGAGAAGGGCTTCGTAACCGATAGTGCCTTCGTTGCCATTGTTACCAATAAAAGCTGTAAGGGTTTTTACGGAGGCCATGTTGTAATAAGTAAGGCGTCTGTACTCTACACCCCTAAAGCAGAACGTGCGGCTGAACCGAAACCTAAACCTTGTTGCGATGCCATCTGTCGAATTTGAGAATCTGAAAGCCCGGACTGACGCGCTCTTTTAACTGCTTCGAGTCCCAATGTTCCTTGATTGCTTCCGGCACCTCCAATAAACTTACTGAGGTTGGTGGAGCTACGATCTTTCGACGAACTACCCCCACTCGTTGAACTCCTCTGGGCTGATGCCTTTTGCCCCGCAGACTGAACTCCTAGCTGCGTGGCCGCCCCAGAACCAAAGGAAAGTCCCTGTTGACTTGCTAGGTCGCGTATCTGGCTATCAGACAGACCGGCTTGACGAGCCCTCTTAACTGCTTCAAGTCCTAGTGTTCCCTGGTTACTACCTACGCCTCCAATATATTGACCTAGATCGGTTACTTTCGCCACACCTAACTGACTTGCGGCTTTTTCACCGAACCCAACACCCTGCTGCTTAGCTAGTTGTTTAATTAAAGTGTCGCTCATACCGGAGGACCTAGCTTTATCTAACGCTTCCAAGCCGATGGTTTTTCCTTGGGCTAAAGGTCCTTGATACTGTGTTAATTCGCTCAACCCGAGTGTTTTTGCTGCTTGCTCACCGAATGTAAGATTTTCCTGCTTGGCCTTATTGAGTACCTGCTCTGGGGTGTATCCGTACTCGAAGGCTCCGCCCAGTGCTGTTGCTCCGACCACTCCGCTGGTCCCCATTTCTCCTATAAAACTACTTAATAGTCTGTCCGCTTTAGTTTGTTCTTCTACAGGTTGATATGAAGCGTCTTGAGTTCTTATATTGCTTGGCTCGATACTTTTACCTTCTAAAACACTTCCGGAATAACCTAATCGACTTCCGCCCCTACCCTGTGGACCTGAAGGACCTGCAAAACTAGCCCCAAAATTAAATCCTATTGGGAGCGAAAAGGACCCCTTGAGACTGATTTTTTCGAGAGTGGACCCAGGAAGCGTATCTTCATCTGCCCCGACCCCCACACTTGTGGTCGGCCGAGCTCCTGTCGACGATTCTTCTGGCTTATCAACCTCTTCCGGTTCTGTATCTGTTGCGGTTGTTTTAATCCCTATTTCAGGGAACAATTGCGACAGCATACCCCTGGACACACCTACTTCCGGCTTTACGCCAAAAGCAGTTCCGGCTAAATCAAAACCGTATGAAGGACGCCGCCGAGCTGCCACAGAAGTACAACCTATCTTCTGTGATCATAGCAAGGTTTCGAATGCCCTATCTCCTAGGGTTTAATTAACTTCCTCAAAAAATCTTCGCAGGTAGTGCCCTTTCCTAACGACCATATCTAATGTTTTTAACTTGAACAGAGCGTCTTCATAGCTTTTAAATATCTCCGCTTTCTTACGGTCGGATTGGTACTGGACCAGAGTCGAATCCTCGATCGCCTTTTCGACGAACTCCCCCCGTGGGCTTAAGATCACCCAGACCTCACGGAACTTTAAATGCGGGCGCGAGGACATCTCCTCCTCGGTGTAGAGGGAATTTACCCTCGCTATCTTAGAGCTTTTCTTAGATTGCGCACCATTTACTTTTTTCTTAACCTTCAGCTTGATGCTGTTTTTCCGCTTTTCTGATCTGGCCGCGTTGCAGGCTACTAACGGAGATTTGTAAAGACCCGGGAGAAAGTAAAGACCGTCATCTGCATTAACTACAGCGATGTAACTTTTATCTAACTTAATAGCAAAGACTTCTTTCTCCGTAGTCTTTTCGATTTTAACTAGCTCACTCATTTAGCTGCCCAAGAATCACCAACATTCGCATCTGCTGATGCTGGAACAGATGTTAACACCTTTTCAGCCGCGTGGATCATGGCGGTTTCTAGCACCTCTTTGTACTTATTAGCCAGATCCGCTTTAACCTCTAGCACGATTTCGTCGTGCACGCAGGCAACCATACGTACATTATCTGTTAAATGTTCACCTAGATCCGCGATAGCGATTTTCAAAATGTCAGCTCCGCTGCCCTGGATCAGAGTATTCGCGGAGCACATCATGGTTGCATCGTCATAACTAAGCAGACGTCGACGCCCACAGGCGGTGCGGGTATAAGCCCAGCCATCTTCTACCAATGCAGCTCGTTCCCTGTGCCACATTCGCAGTCGGGGGTACGCAGCGTGGAACGCAGCGTGGGCAACCTTAGCCTCTGACAGCGATAAGATCTTACCACTCTGTGCAGCGTAGGTCTTGTATTTTCTGTAGCCCATTCCGTATAACAAAGCGAAGTTTAGAGTCTTACCGTCTTGTCTCTCGTCTTTAGACACTTCGTGCAAGTCCTTCTTATAGATAAGACTTGCTGTCATCGTGTGTAAGTCGATGTTGTCCTTGAACGCTGTCTGCATCTGAGGGATGTTGATAAGCTCCGCACCTAAGCGGAGTTCTATCTGAGCCCAGTCGCAGATAACCAGTTTGAATCCCGGTTCTGCGATGAAGCACTCCCGAAACTCTTTACCTCTGGGAACTTGTTGGATGTTGACGGCGAAGACAGTCTTTTTCTCTCGTTTGCCGATCTTCGGCGCTCCGCTGCTTGTGAAGCGTCCGGAGTTAGCTCCCATCTGGTTGTAGCCAGAATGGATTCGAAGCGTTACCGGATTTACATTTTCCAGCAGTTTGTTGACGTGCTCTAGTTTGGTTTCGACTTTGGCTCGTTGTCGGTAGAGACGCAGCGTGGGATCGTCGCTATCAAACTCGGCCAGTGCGATTTGGTTGAGCGTTTTCTTCTCCGTCTTGGCGTCTCTAGGCAGCTCGATATCGCAAGCACTAAAGGCATTGATAACCTGCGTCGTTGATCCAGGATTAAAATCCTTCTTCGGACGCTTGCCGACTGAAATCTTTCCGTCAATTCCGCGAGGAAGTTTCATGTCCTCTGGGAGTCTATCGTCCAATGACGTGACGAACTGTTCGGTTTTCTGCTCAAGTTCCTCCTGGATGTCGACCTTGAGTTTGTTTAACTTCTCTAAATCAACACAAAATCCTTTGTAGCACATGAGGGCTACAGGGCGGATACACCTGGATTCGAGCCCATAGACAGAAAGCAGGTTCTCTTCCTTCAGTTCAGCGAGTTGCAGTGCAGCGATGCGTGGCAGGATATCGACGTCCTTCGCTGCGTACTCGATCTGCTCTAGGTCGAGTTCCTCTGCTCCCCAGTCTGATTTCTGCTGATCCTTACTAATGTCGAGCTCCAGACGACGTTCCGCCACAGCTTTCAAGCTGCAACTTACGTCTGTGAAGTACGCATTCTGAGCCTTAGGACTGATGCGCTTCTCCTTAAACCCTGCTCGGAGGACGCGTTCAGCTACGTAGGTGTCGAAGATCTTGTTTTTGAAATCGATTCCAATCGACAGAAGGAACTGGAAGTCGAAGTTCATGTTGTGCGCCAACAGCATCGATCGGGATTCGATTAACTGCTTGAGCTCTTGACTCGCTTCGATCTTGAACAAATCGATAACGTACACAATCCGATCGTCGATTTCCGGCGTGGCGTCACAGAGCTGAAGTAGGCGGATTTTCGCGATTGTTGCCTGCAGTCCGGTCGTCTCGCAGTCCAAACACATCTTTGGGATTTTTTCCAGCTCCGGAAGTGCTTTGTTGAACTGCTCGGCGGTTTGGATGTAACGGACTTGCATGAGGAGAATGATGATAGAGAAACGAAAAGCCCCGCCGAAGCGAGGCTTGCAGTCTACTGAGGCTTCTTTGACTCAGATCATTGGCGACGCGCTGCGAAGAAATTAGTGATGTAGTTGTAAGCGTCAGCCCACAGTTCAATCACATCCTGCCCACGTTGAGTCAGACGGATGCTGTAGTACACACGTTGCATTTCGGTTCCGGCGCTTCCGTCCAGTGAACCATACGAGACTTGCGACTTCTGCTCCACGAGTCCGTTTTTGGAGCACCAGTTAAGACCCTCGCGGAGCGAGAGGTACATCGGGCTGACGTGGAAAGTAAGTTTCCGGTCGATTCCCTGCCGCAGGACGACGGGTTCGAACTCCTCCTTCTCGTCGGAGAATTGGAAACCCTTGTACAAGACTGAATCATGAGGGACTTTGTTGTCGCTCATGTCGATGTCGTTAACGTAGTAAGTCGCGATCTTACGCAGTGTGCTCCATTCGTTATCTTCGGAGAAGTAATGCAGGATCATCGCCGCTCCGACAGCCCAGTACGAAGCCGACTTGTGGAGCGCTTCGATCATCGCCTCAGGACCTTCCCACGTGGTCTGGGGGACGACCCTGCCGCTGCGCTTGACCGGCTTTGTCGATTTGCCGACGGAGATCTTCCAGGCGAGAGACGCCAGTTCCTGAGATCCTTTATCGACGGCGAGCTCGAACAGGGATTTGCTGTCAAGCTTCGACCTATCGAAGACTTCGCTCAGTTCAATGGTCGGCGCTGAGCGGCTGTTCTTTACCGTTTTGATCAGCGTGGCAGCCTCGCTCTGTTCGAGAGGAGTGCCGTTGAGGAGAAATTGAAAAGTCATGTTCAAGACAGGTAGAGGGGCATGACAAGGCGTATATTAGCCCATTGCTCGGGCTTTGTCTTAGGGCTCAAGGTCCCCGCACGCGATCGATGAATAGAGCTTGAATTGGAAAAACTCCGTTACGAAATTTATGGAGAGTTCTTTGAGATCGAGCACTGTAAGTTTTACATCTGTATCCGAGACGGACATTCCATAGTGTTCACTAAGTGTGTCAGAAATCACATAAGTGTAATCCATTCTGGCAGCACGGTTTGAAATCCAGAAATAACCGTGCCCGGATTCCTTTGTAGGGCAGTCGTATACGATTATGTTTCCGTGAAATTCGAACCTGAGATAGCCTTCGGGTTCTTTGTCGATCAGCTCCTTTTCTAAGATGTTTTGCACCCAAACAAGGAGTTCGCGCATCCCTCCTACGGGTGTCTCATACTCTTTCTTAATGCGCTCTAAAGATTCCTGGATAGTATCGAGGTACATGATGCGTTTAACGGAACAGGAACCACACTAGTTCGCCTTTAGCATCCGGGCCGGCTATGTAAAGCTTCCCTGACTCATGGTCGAAGAAGAGTTCTCCCGGTACTTCAGGTCCAAGTCTTTGCTTTGGCTTAGACCGATCGTTGTATTCGTCGATCAACTCCCGAAAAGTGTTGCCGTCGCTCATTGAGACTCACCTAAGACACTTTTGAATGACGTCGATAGAGTCGATGTTACTCGCTGTATCCACGGAGTAAGTTTCGTCGCTGAACTTTTTACACACTTCGGGAACAGACATGTCCAAGCAAACCGTCGTGATTTGTGCTCCCGTTTCGTGTTTTAGGCTCTCTACCCTGGAAATCCACGATGGGCTAGCTTCCGAGTTCCCGTCTGTTAGAACCAGAATGTCGGAATTTTTCAGGTGCTCTTTCTGGCTCACCACGTGGGCAAGCACGGAGTTAAAGCTCGTCCCACCGCCGAGTGTCCACCCTGCTACAAAGTCGATAAGCTGCTTCGTGTTCGAAGCTCCGCTCTTAATCTCGACGCTGTTCCCAATTACGGTGTCGAACAGGTGAATGTGAACAGAGCGCTTATCCATCAGAGCTTGCTCTGAGATAACCAAAGCAATCGCTTTGCTCCAGAGCTCCAGGTCCCCGTGCATCGATCCGGATACATCAACGTACATGATCACAGGACCGCGACCTAAGTCTTTTCTGGTCGCTGTGTAGTCTTTCGTCAGGATTGTCTTCTGGGAGTACTTAAGCGCAAACAGAGCCTGTCCCTCCTTCGAGCCAGCCAGAGCCAGCTCCGTGGGAAACGCATTAATCACACTGTCGCTGAACTTCGCTCCGGTCACGGCTTCGTAGTTCGCACGAGCAGGCTTCGCACGCTTCCGCTCTGTCCACACCTTCCGGAGTGCACCCAGCTTTTTTGCGATTGCCTTAAGCGTTCTGTTCCTGTTTAGCTGATCCGCAAGCTTCCTTTTCTCCTGTAGGTCGTTCAGCAACTTACCGTTACCGGGCATAGTGCCGAAGAGGCTGCTCATCTCCTCGTTTTGCTGATCGCTTTCTTTGAGAGCTTTATCGACGATTGCGTTTGCTTCCGCTTGCACTTGCGATTGCACCTGTTGCAGAGCGTCGTGGATCTTTTGGCCCAGCTCTTTCCCTTGTGCTCGTGCTTGGTTAGCTTTTGCTTTGTCGCCGTCTTTGATTGCTTGGTTGTAAGCGTCCCTCAACTGCTGGAGTTGATCAGCTGCTCCTGTAAGTAACTCAACGTTGAACATTCCTTGTTCGATCGCGTCCTCGATTACTTTCGAGAGCTCGTTAAGGATACGAACAGCGTTGTTGCCTGCGTTGAACTGTTCGCCCACACAACGTTGGAGCAGCGTGGGCCACGCAGCAGCCTGCGACAAGTCATTCATGATCGAATACCAGATCGCATTTTCTGGCTTGTAACCTCTAGGGGTCGCAGCCGTTTCACCGTCACAGATCTGGCGGAAGTATTGCTCGAAGTCTTCGTCACTAATGAGCCACTGGACTTCATCAGCGCTGTAGAGTCTTTCGAATACTTCCTTGCCGAATCGGGAAAGCTGTTTGATGTTGTAGGTGTTGATCAAGTAAGTGACGTTGGGCTTAGTGTCGCGAACGAAATCCTCCCAAAGAAAGTCCGCCAGAGCGGAGCAGGACAACGTAAGAGGTTCGTTGTGAACGAGACGAACAAACTCAGAGTTCTTTTCGAGATTCATGATCAGTGAGAGATTTCGTTGAGGGCCTGTGCGATTGTGTCGCAGTAGTTCTGTAGATTCTGGGAAAGTTTTACGGCTTTAGCGCGAGTCGACACGCTCATTCGAATTCGAGTTCCGTCCAGAAGCTCATCGACTTTATCTTTTACGGTATTCATATCCTTGTGATACTTACGAAGATGGATCACAACATCGTTGAGTGAGTTGATGTTGTTTGCTTGGCTGCGAGTGCGGAGGGAGGAGAACTCCGTCATGATCCCGCTTGCAGCTCGTTTCGCGTCTGCGAACAGCCGCTCCGCCGTGGGAATCTCCTGCTCCAAGATCTCGATGATAGTGCTTTGGTCTTCGAGATCGTTGTACACGATGTGTACGATACTGTTGTGCATGTGCTCAGGGTAAAGCTCTTCATCACCTTGAACGATTGCCCACGCGCGAAGGAACTTCAGGATCTGAACACGACGACGATCTGAGATTGTGATGCTGCGTTGGGACAGCATCTGCCAGACAGAATTGAACTTGTCGAGAAAATCGTCCGAGACTTTAAGGGTCTTGGCATACTCCTGGATTTGGTTGAGCTCGTCGAGTGTCAGAAACTCGCCAACCTCTGGGCGTTCTTCGATGCCCAGTGCCCACTCATCTAGTGTCCGCTTCGACACGGGCTTCTTGAGGAGCTCAACTGTCGGACGGAAAAGAAAGCGATCGGCGAACGCTTGCAGCGACTCCTCTTGTGGCCAGCTGTTTGTGGCAGCGATGATTGATTGCAGAGGAGTCTTTACGACTTCATTTCCGTTGTTAAACGTACGTTCGTTCAGTAGCGACAGAAGCGAGTTCAGAATCGCAGAAGAACTGCGGAACAGCTCATCGAGGAAACCGATGTGAGCCGAGGGAAGATAACCGGAGACGTCGCGTGTGTATTCGTCTTTGAGGAGTTTGGTGACCGCGACAGGACCGAACAGTTCGCTTGGATCAGTTGTAGGCGTCAGGAGATAGCCAAAGTAGTCAGCACCTTTGATACCCTTACAAACGCTACGGACGAGATCACTCTTGCCAGTGCCCGGAGCACCGAGAAGGAAAGCATTCTGTTTAGAGATTACAGAAGCGAGGAGACCGTCGATAACGTGTTCGCGTTCGAGCGTGGCAGAGTTAAGAGCACCACGGAAGTTTTGAAGCTTGCTGAAAAGTTGATCGTTCACTGTTTTACTGAGGGAAAGGACGGGGAAAAGGAATTGAAACTTCTTCGATTGACACAGGTTCAGTGAGTGTCCCACTGACTGCTGCCAATCTGCTTACAGCCGAGTCAAAATCTACAAACGAAACAGCACGTGCAACGTCGTGAGTGTAGTGATTCACATCAGAGAGATACCCCTGATGTGTCTTAAATACGAAGACTGTTCGATCCATTAGAAGTCGGCTTCAGGTTGTTCGTCGATTTGTGAGTTAACACCTTCGATGAGTTCATCGAGGTTATCTCCTGCAGCTTGGATGAGCTCGCGTCGTTGCGAGATCAGCTTGCGGAGTTGCTTAGAACGCTGTTCGTAGATGTCGATCTCAGTGTTTGCGTCTTTGACCAGAAGATTCAGAGTGTTTGTACTTTCGGCAGTTTTGATCTTGTCGCAGAGGAGTTTGTACTGTGAACTCAGTGCAAGAGACTGCTGCAGTTTCTCTAAACCCTTGGAGCTGCTGTGGCTACCGCAGATGTTAGAAAGCTCTGTCCGGATTTCTTCCTGGACTGCGTAGAAGTTCTCCGTAGCCTTCGTCCGTATAGAACGATCGGGAGACTGTAGGTTGTTGCCAGATTCCAGGAGACGATCTGCGAGGACAGCGAGATCACTAAAAGCCGGTACGCTGTCACTGATGAGCTTGAGTTTCTCTGCAGTAATCTGCCAGCTACCACGTTTCTTTTCTGATCCCGTCTGTTGCCTCCCGATCTTAGTAACGCTACGCACGTCTAGATCATCGAGCAGCTGAGCTCCGAGTGTCAAAGCTTTGTCAGAGGCAGATGCTTTAGCGGCTTCGAGAACTTGTTGTGTGTTGATCGCGTTTTCGTAAGCGAGAACGGAATCAATGTCACCATCGACAGGCGCCTCAACTTTCTGAAGAGATACAGGAAGGGGACCGAGAACCGACACACGAATAGGCTTACGGTATTCCTCCCGCGTGGGGAAAAACCGCATGTACGCATCGAATGCGATTGAGTACTCTGTATCTTCAGAGAACAGCGGTCGAAGAATTCCGCTGGCTGTTTCTTGCCAGCGTGCATACTCCTGTTCCCACATACCTTTGAGTTCTTCGTTGTATCCCTCTGCGTCGCGCTTAATCTCTTTGATCATCTCGTTAGCTTCCTGAAAGTAAGAAGCTGTAACGAAGTGAGCGTCCCCGTAATGAATGCAGTAGGCATCGTACAGTTGACGTTGCTTAACACGCAGTGCGTCGAGCTTTGCTTTCAGTGCATTTGAAAGGTGCGGTCGAATGCTGACCGTATTGTTCGCTTCGAGTGTGTCGATAACTTGTTGAGGCAGTTTGAGGTCGTCGAATTTAATCTGTACGGATTGGCGGACGTCCGCAGAAATGGAGCAGGACAGAAGGTAGTGGTTCACGTTTAGTTACGGGAGTGACTGTGAGGTGGATAAAGAGAATCCCTTGTGTAGCACAAGGGATCCGAGCTCAAGCTCTAGCGTAGGTTAGTGCTTGGAGCACTTGACGTCAAGGCTTTGTGTTGATTCACAACTTTTAGAGTGGTGTGCTTCGCTTGGATCAAGACCAAGAGCACCGAAAGCTGTGATCGCCATGATCGTGCTCGCTACTGTAAACAGTGCGAAATCCTGCAGCTTCTTTGTCATCATTTGAGACGGGTGAAGGCGAGGGTAATTTTGTCGGTGATCTCGTCGCACTCTTGCTGTGCGATGAGTTGTTCGGCTGTGTGCTTAAGTTGCATCTTGGCAACTTTAAGATCCTGCTCAAGCTTCGCCACTTTGTCGGCAAGCTTTTCGAGTTTGGCGTGCGGCGTGGGTTTACGAGAGATGCGAACGACGATGTTCGTGTGAAGATCAGGAAACTTAAAACGGCTGTCAGTGCCGCTAAAGATCGAAAGGTCGACCCCGGAAGATTCTGCAATCGTGATGTCACGCAGCAGGTTGTCTTTCGCAGCTTCGAAAGGAGTTCCGAAAGCTACGTCTAAGGCTGTTTGCGCACGATCGCGTTCGTCCCACGTGGCAGCTGCACGCTCGCCGAGACAGACGAGATCAGATGTTTTGATGTTCACGGTGATACGAAGTGAGGTTGGTGCGCCACGTTAAAGGCCGGTGCCGCCTTATACAGAATGGTAGCACACAGCCACCACCCTGTACATGGTTTAACACAGGTTATTTCTTCGGGTAGACGGAGACTTGATTGTGATGGAAGATGTGGTGCTCCCTCATCGCAATCAGTTTTGCATCGTTTTCGTTGTTTGCTTCAACTGAGCACAAGAAACCCCACGGCCCCTTATGGTTACTGAAGATGTCGAACTCTTTAACCGCAGATTCCTGCTTACGCATGGTTGAGAGGAAAGCGAAGCTAATTTATCACAGCGTCGCTCAGTCTTCTTTCCATTATTTAACTTAGTGTTATAGCGTATCGAACCACTGACTAGTAAAAACTTTCTGTAAACTAGCTTCTACTTAACGAGATTTTCCTCTTAGTGCTTTTGTATGAACATAGAGCAATCGTGTGCTTCTAATGTGAACGCCTCCGGGTATTCGAATGAACACTTTCCTTCAGGCGCGTAACTGCAATCCTTACAAGGTATAGACTTAACTTTCGGAACTTTAACTTCTTGAGATTGTTCACCTCTTGTATCCAAGAGACTTTGGAGTTGATCAAGTAACCGGCTCAACGCTTTAGAGTCAGCTTGAAACTGCAGGTAACGCTCCTTTGAGACTTCGTAAAATGTTGCACGATACTCACACTGTTTGCAGTATCTTCTACGTCTTGTATACTCTCTGTTTGAGCGAGTCTCAAGAACATAAAAGGCGTGTGACGCGCATTTGGGACATTTAGTTATGTCTTCTGGAGGTTGTGTAGGCGAGAAAGGCATCGTAGTAAATAATGCGGCGGCCCGGCGAAGCCGGAGTGAATTTAGTTCGCGGGAGAGCAGCGTGGCGCCCAGTCAACTCCCACAGGGTTAAAGGAGATGTTTGTAAGGGTTGGGCAGATGTTTAAGGATGTTGCCAGTGTGTCTGGGTTTCATGATGTGTCGTGAACGATACGAGACAGGCTGATGATGTACGGCCAGACTGACAGGGTAAGCATTTCTACTTACCTATGTACGATATACCGTTTGATCTTGGCACGTGGCTGATGATGTGTTTCGCCGCAGGGTTTATCTATGAGTACTTGGTTAGTGGGTTGGATTAGTTACGGAAGTTGAGTTAAGGTACGCTTGCACTTCGTCTTTCGTTAAGACCGTGCGTCCAAGATCCCACAGGTATTTGGGCTTGCTTTCGCAGATGTCTTTGTAAAACCGATCGACCAGCTTGTTGTCTGTTTCTGTTTCTAGTTGTTGGGCGATCATGTTGTACACAAAGGATTCAAGCTCGCTGTAATCCATTGAGCTTACGGTGATGTCAGCGTACAAGTCGATTAGTTCTGCGCGTTTCATTTGCTAATTGTCAGGATGTCGTTGAGCCAGTGGATCGGCTGCAGTGCGATTGTCCAGTCTTTAATATGATCCCACAGTAAACCTATTGGACCACTACCGTCAGTTGGTTGCATCACGATGTTGATCGTGTGGGACTCAACGTCAACCTCAAATCCGAGAACGTAGAACTCAGCGCCGTTTGTGTTAGTTACGATGGCGCCTTTGAGATTGGCAATGTCGATGTGCCTAGAGCTTACAAGTTTCATGGTGTTAGTAAATGCACTTGATTGTACATTATGAGGGCGGCCCCAGCGAAGCTGGGAGGGATTGATGATAGTGCTTTAGCCTCGCACGAAACAGTAGGAGGAATTAGGCTCGATCAACCATTCCGTTTCGGTACTAGAGTAGCCGTACCACTTGTGATTCCTCTGGTACACACCACCACCACACAGTTCGCGCAAGATGGTGTTGATACGTGACTTCGTTGTTGCGGTCTGATAACCACAGTCGCACACTGTTACTGTATTGGGGCTGACTTGTGCAATCGGGCTGCCGTGCAGGTAAACAGTTGCACGATCAATCATTCGATCAGCGTGGGCGAAGTACGTTACAACAACCTCAGTGTTGTCGCACTTCCAGTCTTGCTTATTGGCAATAGCCTGCAGCATTTGTGCTTCGATCTTACGCATGACGTTGATGTGATGTTGATGTGTTTGGTTAGTTAAAAGTTAGTAGTCGCTGGACACAATGTGTTCGAGTGCTGGGATGATTCGATCCTCGATTGTGTCCACAATGTCGAGAGGCATCTTCTCTTTAAGGAGAATCTGTCTGAATTGTGCGAGAGCGTGGTAGGACAGAGAGTGTGAGTCCAGGTTGTACACGTCGTAAGGGAAGTGATTGGGCATGATGTTTAGAAAGGATTAGACCAAGTGTAAACTTGGCGATCAGACACTAGCCGTTGTTGATTTAACAACTTCACGAAGTCACTAAATGCTTCACGCTTTGCAGCAGTGTCTCTGCGCAATGTAGGATCGTAGCTAACTGAATCAGCCCAAAGGCACCGAAACTCAGTTAGGGCTTGTTGCTTAGTCATTTGATTCATGCTCTGTAATTTGGGAACGAAGATCCGCGATTGCGTCCTGCAATTCGTAATAACGAGCGCCGTGTGGCATTTCATCTAGTGTGCATTCCATCTGCCACAGAGCATCTTTAGCGTCTTCAACAGATAGGAATGTGTCTACGGCGTAAGTTACACCATATTCGTCAAGTGTAGTTAGTGTGATCATTGTGTTAGCAACTTGAACGGTAGTAGAAGTCAACGCAGGGGAGTGTGTTAATTATCTCGATAAACTTGTCGCGTGTCTCAACAAGGACTAAACGATCGTAGTCTGTGTGTTTACGGTCGTAGTGTTTAAGTAGATCACTCCAATCAGGGTTAGGAAACATACAATCAATAGGATCCTCGCCGTCGATCACCCGCGTGGCGTCAACAATGAAATCCTCTAGAACTTTCGTGTCTACATAACATTCAGAAGCATCACAATCAGCTTGTGCGTGTTCGATTATGTAATCGTGCAGCCACTGTGTGTTGCGCCAGTGCATCAATGTGATGCGCACAGATACTTGTTTAGATCTAACTAAGCCAGAGGGAAGATCACAGATTCGGGCGATCTCAGCAGCTTTGCCATTGTTGTTATCCCATGTGTCGGAGAAGTAATAGTCAGCTTGAAGGTACTGATCGAGTCCCATGATGTTGATGTAATTGTGTGAGGGCGCCTCGCGGAGCGAGTCTAGTTAAAGGTTATGGCTCCTTCATCCTCCGGACGTTCGATAACCTTACGGCCTGTGTCTTCTACCTGAGAAGTTACAACTGTACGTCCGCACAGTGCGTTGTATGCTGCCGGACACTCCCGCATCATTATGCGTCGCATCTCTGATGTCATGTAGTTACTAACTACGTGCAAGATCTGATCTTTGTGGAAGTTGGACATGCTGTTGTAAGACATGATCAGAAGGTAACAGTTTGAGTGAATGAGCTGAATGTAAGTCCGCGCAGTTCTTCTAGTTTGGCTAGATGTTCGCGTGCCCAGTCACCACCAGGGTGATCTGGGGTTTCGCTGACTAACTGCAGCAGATCCTGTTCATACGCACGTATCATGCGACGCATGAATTCACGGTCAAGTTGTGTGTTGTCGATGTACATAATTAGGGCGCGATTGGGTTAGTTACGGAGGCAGATGCAGGGGAATTGATGACAGTGAATTGATCAAACGTGCTCGCGGAGATGTGCATAACCTGGCACATCGTGAGCCCAATCGGGTGAAGGAAGTGTACGCAATAGTTTGCGATACAGTGCCACGCTGCAATCAATACGCTCTGCATTGTATGCAGCATCGCGCCAGATACCAGGCATAGCGTGGTGACCTAGGTAGCCTTCATCCCACGCAGCGATCTGCTCACCGTCTACAGATAGAACATACAAACGTTGTGGGTTGCCGTTGACATCGTTGCGAGCACAGAGATGTTGAATGGTTGCCATGATGTTAATGTGATTGTGTTGGGTTAGTTACAGTCAGACAGTCCAGTTAGGACGTGCAACACGAGAGACGTAGAAGTAAGCTCTACCGTGCTCGCCGAATTGGTACTCTTTACACATACGTTCTGCTTCAGAACGTGACACAAACTCATCGACCGTTTCGTGATAACGGCCAGCTTGGCGGTTGATGTAGTAGGTCATAATCAGGCAGAGTAAGCGCAAAAGTTGGTGGCAGTGAACAGATAAGGCGCGGGTTCGGTGACGTGATAATGAATCCAACCTTTGTAGTTGGCGTTGATCCACTTATCAGCAGCGTGGAAACTATCGGCGTTGATGCAGATAAGTTCCTGCTTATCTTGAGTACAACCACGGCGAGTTGTTGTACGTTCAGCGACAAAGTAGTAAGACTCTTTGGTCATGATCAGATTGTGTTGGGTTAGTTACAGTTGATCAGTGAATGAATGTGTAGTCCAGGCAGTCACAAGCAAGCACACCATAAGGTTGTGCGTCATGATACTTACGGAACTCGGGTTCGCTGTCGTTATCAGTTAGGCACACAGTACAGAACAGAGACTCACCGAATTCACCGTCGATAAAGTTACTAATCTCTTGTTCTTCTTCGTCACTTGTGCCGGTGTAATCGTGGTTGATCAGAATGCTGGCCCAGTGTGCGGGCAGAGTGTACACAGTAGTTTGCAGTTCAGTCATGGTTTGATTGCGTTGGATTAGTTACAGTTAATCAGCAGAAGTAACGACCTACGATCACACGGTCGCAGTCGTTGTCGGCGAGCTTGATAAGTGTGCCGCTGAAATATGAATCGCCGAGGCATCCATCCCATTCAGTAAGAGCACCGGACGCTACATTCTCTGTAGTTAGAAACTCTTGCAGATGATAAATGCAACCACGATATTTAAAGAAACCATAGTTACACTCAAGATCATTAGGATCCATCCAATCGTATTGCTTGCGGATCTTGTCTTGATCTGATGGGCTAAAGTCGCACAAGTGCATCAGATCGCGAGGAACATTGTTCGTGCGGATGTTCATAACATTCACCAGCAATAGAGCTGGCAGCTAACAACAAAGAGGGAGTGAATCCCTCACCAAACTGATAAGCTTGGGGAGAGAGTCTACAGTCTGTGATCAAGAATGATCTAACTTGATCCTGATACATACCAAGCGACAATACGCTAGGCGTTAGCTGGACTTCCCCAACTAAAAGTCGGGCCAGCTAACTGAAACTAAACTGCTGCATGTAGTTAGTTACAGCACACAATTGTGCACACAAACTATATAATCCTGCGCTGCCATCGTGCACAGACGGTGCAGTGGAGCTTAGGTAGTCTGTCCAGCGTACCTGCACTAAGGACAGATACTCTGGACACAGCTTGTGTACTGTAACTAACTACATACGGACAGCATGTAGGTTGTATTCAGTCGCCACGTGGCGAGCGTGGCTAATGTTTAACGCCGATACATTTCCTTAGTTACAGACAAGATACCTGCTGACATACGGCACCGTGCACACTTAGCGAGTCGGGTTGCAACTCTATTGTGCTCGGGGGATCGCTCGCACCCCTAGTTCCGTCTCTTGACGGTGCCACATTATGTAAAACAGTTAGCCATACCTTAGGCTTTCCGTGCAAACTATCTCAGCACGACTAACTATTTAGATTGTCAAGGTTCTCTCACCTAGTTACCTTTAAGGATCCGCTGCTTCACGTTCCGGCACACCACGTCTGCCATCGCCTACACTTCGGGGATGTTCTCCCTACCATCGGCGGCAGTTGCGGGGCTGGTTCGGCCCGGCGGTTCCTCTTCGGTTGTCCAGGTGCCCTGGCGGCGTGGCTCTCACCCCGTTCCTCCAGTGACCACAAGGTATGCCGGATCAGTGCAGGGAGTCAACAGTCTTGTGCCGGATAGTTGATTGGCACACTCTCCGGGGCTTGCTGGTAGGTAACAAGAACCGGGCGCACGCGTCCGCACGCGCGAATGTAACGCGCACACCCACGCGCGTATATACGCGCACACGCGTACACGCAGGCGCACACGCGCACATGTACACGCGCACGCACGCGGGGGCCTAAATATAAATGTAAATGGTTTACATGTATGCGCAATCCTGCCCGCAATTCGCCTTTTTTTTAAATAGAGCCTTTCGACGACGCCCCGGGCGAGAAGGGTATGGGTATCTTGCTGGGAAATTGAGGTAAAACTTTTGAGTGTCAGTATACAATCAGCCGCTTGTCGAAAAAAAAATCGCCCGCGTGGGGCGACTCGTCAAACTTTTCAGGTCCAGCGGACGCGCTTGCTCCAGCTAGAAGAGGTTTTTCTTCCCGTGCGGCTACCGACTGAACGACCAGAGACGCCGAGACGGACTTTGTAGGTGCGCATGTGCTTGTGATGTGACTACGTGCTTACTATAGCACACCATGAAGGCGCCCGCGAAGCGGAGTTAGGGCTGGTCTTCGGTCTCCGTGATCAAATTTTTAAGATAATTTACGTAATCTCGTAGTAATTGAGCTAAAATCAAGTGTTTTGTATCGTTTGTTTTAAAATAAAACTGATTATGTTTGTCTAGAGTGTCTAGTGCAGTCTTAATCGCTGTATTCCACGGTTCACGCGTGGGTGTATTCCACTCCCGAGTCACTTTGGGGAGATGTAGGTCGATTTAATCCTAGGATCTTTTACACGCTAAAGTTAACTCAGGTATTTTTAACGACATGCCCGGCGACATCGCTAAGCAGTTCCTCGATAAAGTCATCGCCGAGCAGATGATTGCTGGTGTTACCGGTGACGGTGACGTTTCTTTCCCTCTTGATCAAGATCAGTTTCGTGATCTGGTCAATCAACGGCGGGACGATCGCCGTATGAACGAGCTTTTAGAGAACGCTCCCGGAGGAAGCTTGATCGAGTTGCTTCGTCAGCGTGGGATGCTTAAGGGTGTGTAACTAAGGTTTTCTTAACTCATCTTGTAACACCCTAAACTAAGTAGCTCACGTTACAGTCTTTAGAATAACTACAGTTGCTGAACTGTAGTGACAACAATTACGTATCGCGGTGTTACATATGATCGCGAACAGCATCACAAGAACCACCTAGCTTGGTGGTCGCTTGTGCATCGCGCCACGCTCTGGCTTTGCTATCGGGGTGTTCGTTACCGTCCTGCTGTAACTGCCGAAGGACCATCCGTTTTTTGATTCGGTTGGGAGTAAATTAAGAGGGATTTAAGCGCCCGTTGTGGAAGCAGACCCCTCCGTGATGGGCGACGTCCCCATCGTTGTTCAGCTTGCGAAGCTGATAAAGTTAAATAGCGGCGTGAATCCGACGACCGTGGCTAAGTTCCAAGCCAACGTCGACCGCCATCGTCTGAGTACGTACATGAGTTGGGATAAAAATGGGGAACTTGAAATCAGATGAAGTAGATCCTTTGGATATGTTGTTTAAGGCTCGCTGGAATGTACCTAAGGCAGCCAAGGCTTTAGGGATTTCTGACGACGAGTGTAAAGAACTGTTCCGGTCGTACTGCATGGAACGTGTTCAAAATGAGTCTTAAATGAGACTGGCGGCTCGTTTTTCGAATTCGAGCCTCCACGACTTTTTCCAGCTGCGCCAGAAATCCATACACTCTTTGCGAACGAGTTCGACGTGGTTGTCGTTGATTAGCGATTGGACTTGTTCGGCAGCTTCTTCCCACGTGTCTGCTACGACAAACGGCAAATCTGAACCTGGGAAGATCCCGTGCCAGTAGCTCGGCATGATCTGTAGGTGTGGCGTGTTGCGCATCACGACCGGAATTGCTCCGCATTCCAGAGCTTCGTAAATCCTGAACGAGTCGTTGCTCGCCCCACCGGCTGGTGCAAGAACGAAAATGCTGTCGTTCAGGGTTTGGGCGTATTTTTGTGTAGTTAAATATTCCGGGTCGTCGAACTTTTCGACAAGGTACATGAAGTTTGGTTCGAATTGGGAGAAGACTTCGAGGGCGTGTTGTCGATCCGCCTTCAGCGAACCGGTGAAACTCCACAGAAACTCGCGGTTTGATGCGGTTCGGCGTGGGTTTGCGTACTTCTCGAACTCGTTTTTGTAGCCGAGCCCGAAGTGAAACACTTTAAAGTTTCGGTAACAGCCTGGGTGTACGTAGTTTCGGGCCAGAAACACGCACTCTGGGTTATTTAAAAACGCCAATGAGGAGTCGAGGCACTCGTCGGACAGCAAAATGACGCCGTATTTGAGGTGGGCCTGCTGTAAACGGCGAATGTAAAAGTAAGATTCCGTCGTGTTGGTGACGACAATACACTTTTCTAGGAGTGGGATGTCATCTGAGGGGGTTAAATAGTGGAATTTGCAGTTCAGATGGCTGAGCATGTGCTCGACCCAGGATTTGCCCCATTTATGAATGCCGGATCCGGTGCAGATTACGTTAAATCGGGTCATTTTTTGATTGTCCAGAGCTGGTTGAAGCAGCAGAAGCCGTTTTCTACGTCCATAAAGGATGCAACGCAGGCATCGACGCCGGATTTAACGCTGTCCCACGCGTAATCGTCGATGATTACGGCGCCACCGGGTTTTACGTAGGGGTAGAACAGAGTTAGGTCGCGCATGACAGCCACGGTTTCGTGGGATCCGTCGATGTAGAGGATGTCGAGACCCTGTTCGAGGTCGTCAAGCAGGTCTGGGAACAGGTTCCAGCTGAGACCCTTGCGAATGTCGACCTTGCCGGGTTGTTTGCTGCGGGCGACGTTGGTCCGAGCGATTTGCTCGATACGGTTTAGGGTTGGGTACTGTGAAGGACTGGCAATATGTTCGTCCGAGCCGGTGAAAGGATCGATCGTGATCAAGCGGCTTTCGGGGTGTTCTAGGAAGTTGTCGGACCACCAAACTGTAGAAGCGCCCTCGTAGATACCGATTTCGAGAATGAGTCGCTTAGAATCAGGTTTGAAATTAAGCTTTTTGGCGCGTGGCTCGGATTGCAGCGCTTCATAGCTCCGAGTCAGGTTCGTATACCAGTCATGAGTAATCTCATATTTCTCATCCAGTAAGACGGACATGTGTCAGTTCGTTGCTAGCAGCATAATAATGCAAAGTCTGTGGGCGCAGCAATAAAGCCCGTTACCGGGGCCGCCGCATAGTGTGCTACCATAATCACAGATCACACCCAAATCACATGAACACCCGCGTCCGTCTTGATTCCCGCGATCTGGTTAAGACTGCTGCCGTGTGGCGGACCCCAGATCTTATTGGTGTCTCAATCCTGGCTGCACTTGCTGGGTCAACCTTCCTAGTCGTTTTTGTTCTGGGGGCTGCGTTCATCAAGCAGAACAGCCCGATTTTTAACGAAAACGCAAAGTTGAGCCGTCAGCACTACGAACGGTGCATACTAAACTTCGTGAACCAGGGTGTCCGGTCTGATAGCAACCGGGCTCACCTGACCTGCACTGTCGAAGCTGATGCCTACCGAGCCCGCCTTGAATCCCGAGGCAACTGAACTGGATGCGTGCACCTCGGTCGAGCAGCTCGAAGACGACTGTGTTCGGGTCTCCTCGATCTGGGGTGACGTGTGTTTCGTGAGCTCGTGGCATCTAGTACACGAGAAGAGACTGTACTTCTGGCGGAAACACAAGAGTGATTGTATACTGACATCACTGGCCGGCTAGCCCAACGGCAGAGGCAAGCGACTTAAAATCGCTCAAGTCCCGGTTCGAATCCGGGGTCGGCTATTCAGCATCTTCTTATGGCTGACATTACGCTTTGCGCCAATTCACAGGGTTGTCCCAGGCGTTTGAACTGCCATAGGTTTATCGCTGAACCTGGGCGTCGTCAAAGTTACGCCAACTTTTTCGACCCTACGTCAGATCAAGATTGCGAACACTTCATTCCACATGAGCTCAACGAAGTTATCTGAGCGTGATCTTCTGGTTGCTTGTGTCGATGCGTTTTGGTCTGATGAGTTTAAAGATGAGACTCTTTCATCTCTCCATCGAATGCGGGCAGTTTTTGCGGTTTTAGACGCAAACAACTGTCTTAAAAACATGTCCTCTCGCAAACCAAAGATGAAGTTTCAAATTGGAGACCGCGTGGGTAAGCGTAAGCCCAGTGCAAATCTTGGCGGACCAAATCGAACCGGGGTGATTGTTGACTACGGTGAGTCTCGAACTAAAACGGGAACCCGTAAACCCTTCTACATCGTTAAGAGTGACCTGACAGGTAAGTTGGAGGAGTGGGCTCCTGGGATGGTATATCTGTGCTCAGACTCGTCCACAGACCGCGTGGCTTTTGTTTGACATGACACTCAAGTGGGACACTCGCTTTCTTGAGCTAGCGAGACACATTTCTGAATGGTCTAAAGACCCCAGCACGAAAGTTGGTTCAGTCGCCGTGAAGGATCGTCGTATCTTGGCGACGGGGTACAACGGTTTTCCGCAAGGGGTCGCAGATCTTCCCGGTCGCCTTGAGAACCGGAACGAAAAATACCTTCGTACGGTCCACGCGGAGGCTAATGCGGTTGCCCAGGCTGCCAAAAACGCCATCTCTCTTTCAGGGGCAGACATTTATGTGTGGCCGTTTATCCCCTGCAGCAGTTGTTGCACACTCTTAATCCAAGCTGGTGTTCGACGCGTGATTGTGCCGAACACCACGATTCCTGATCGCTGGCTTGAAAGTTTCGACATGTCTAAATCTATGTTCTCTGAGGCAAAGATTGATCTAATAACTCTGGACGTTCTATAGCAACAAACATGTTGTCGAAAGGTCGTATCTCTATAACGTCGTATCCAGTTCCGTTTAAGTAGCTAAACAGTTCTTTTTTCTGTTCTGCGTACCACGCATCGTTGTTTGCTTCAAAAATAATCGGGGGCTTGTTGCTGCGTTCAATCGTGCTCCGAGCCCCCTTTAATGCGTTCAGCTCATTTCCTTCGATGTCCAGCTTGATCAAACCGACATTTTCGATGCGATAACTATCGATTGTTTTTGTGCTCACTTTCTCGGTAGCCAGCACAGGCACGTGTGGCGGACAGATCGTGGATCCGCCCCCATCTTGCGATACGATTGACAGCGTTGTGATCTCGTTTGCTTTGGGTGGACTTGTTATGGCCACGTTATATGGCCGCACATTTTCTTTCTCGTTTAAAAAGATGTTTCCGCAGAGCTGGAGGTATGTTCTTCGTTGGGCTTCAAAAGAATGAACTTCTTTAAAGCTGTCTGAGAGCATCACGGAGTACACACCCATGTGAGCTCCTCCGTCAACGAAGGTTTTAGTTTTGTCCCCGAACTGCTCTTTTGCCCAGTTGATGATCGCTGCTTCGGGAACGCCCACATTGTGCATCTGACACTGAGCGGAATCGTCTCTGTGCATCAGGAATGTCAGCCCTTGTGCTGCTGTGATTTGATCTAACTCTGGGTTCCAGACGCAGACAGCCATTGAATCTAAGACGGTGTTAACATGCTAGCAGCTTTAATTTGTCATGACTATACCCGTTCTAGGCACCGCAGTCGTTAATGCTCCTCATTGGGTTTACAGACTTTTTTACAGCATAGATTACCCTGTAGATACTTTTGTAGTTTTTAATAATAACGGACGTAACCAAATTACAGAAGAGCTTGATCTGCTTCCTAAGCTCCCTCACAAGTACGTTAAAAATGTGATCGTGTGTCACATGCCCGCCAACATCGGGTGCTCCGGAGCGTGGAATTTAATAATTAAGTGCTTTATGAACGCTCCGTATTGGTTAATAACTAATCACGATTTGATGTATACACCTGGGTTTTTAAAGACCATGGTGTCTCATGCCGAGGATCCTGAAGTCGGGATCGTCCATGGGGAGAACGGTAGTTGGGATATCTTCTTACTTAAAGACTGGGTTGTACAGCAGTACGGTCTGTTCGACGAAAACCTATATCCTGCGTACTGTGAAGATATGGACTATGGGATGCGTTTTAAGCATAAAGAACTAAAACGACATATGTCTGTAGGCGTCCCCTATTTCCATGGTGAAACGTGCGGTGACTACGCTGACGGATCTCAAACTTGGCGGAGCGAGCCTGCACTAGCCGAGAAAATCCACATTGCTCACGAGATGAACAAACACTACTTGCACGCCAAATGGAGTCCAGCGTGGCAAGCTCATATTGAGGGGGAGGTTTACCCACATCCGTTCAATAACGAAGCTCTTCCTGTAAGTCTCACTACTTACAATCTTGAGTTTGTTCGTGCGAAGAATCTGGGTTTCTGATCATGGATTTCCCTTGTACTAGCTGCGGGCTCTGCTGTAAGAAAATTCAGGAGATTAAAAACAACGTTGAGAGTTATAAAGATATACCTACTATGTACAAGGCTATTCAGGACTTTCCTTATGATACCGATCAAAACGGAGCTTGTTTACAGCTAGAAAACGGTTTGTGCAGTGTATATGACGACAGACCTTTACTATGCAATATAAAGAAACTTGGTGAGGAGTCTGGTTACGACATGTTAGCTTGGTATAAACTGAATGCCTTGAGCTGCAACACTCTTATTTTGGACGCAGAGTTGGATAAATCCTTCTTAGTCGAGATATAGTTAAGATACTGATACTTAGGGCAGCGCGATGCCTTTTTACTCCTCCTACCCAACGGAAGGTCGATTAGTCAATACGTTACGGTCTGTTCTGGACGATAAAAATATTACGTCTTTTAAATTCAGCAAAATATCTGATCTATCTCCTACAACCACGCGGAAGATCTACTCAGACAAATTTTACATTCCTTCACCCGAAGTTCTAGAACGCATCTGTTTAGTTTTAGACGTGCAGCCTGGCGATATTCTCCGGATTGCGTCTAAGATGGAAGCAACAGAGGCGGTATGTTCTGGTGTTTAGCCCTCAAGATTACGAGTTTGCTTCTCGGGTTTTAGGGCTCCCCTGCCCGAAGACTCCGGCTGAGATGGCCGCTGCAGCGCCAATGACCGCTGCTGTTCTTCGTAACTTCCACCGGGCTGCTCCTCCGATGCCTGGCATGGAGGGGGACGGGATCATGACTTCCCCGACTCGCTCTCTGAACGGTTACCCCAACACAGCCCAGCCAGAGGTGCGTGGCCAGCTGATGCACCGTTTACAAGCTACCGCTTCATCCCCCTCGGATGAAGCTGAGCTTCAGCAGCTGATTGGGATGCTGTTCCAGGATCCTAATCTCATGGAGATGTTCCTGGATTTCATCCAAAACCTAAACGCTGAAGGTGATGAGGGGGCTGAATACCTCAGCCGTCAGCGTCCTCTTGAATACGACCTGCCAAATTACGGTGGACAGTATTCTGTTTTAAACGCTCCTTCTAGCTCTACCGTCCCTGCTTCTGTACAGTATCAGGAATTAGGTTGACATGAACGTTCGCGAGCAGCAGCTTCGGGAGGCTGATGTCCGGAAAGATTCCCCGGATCTTAATCCCACATCTTTTTTAAGTTTATACATTCGTTCTAACTTTCCACAGACTGCTTCTTTACCTTCAAAGAATCAGTTGATGCTTGGTATTCTTCCACAAGAAGACGGGCAGAGTGTAAAATCAAGTAAGAAGATTCCTAAGGGAACCTCTTACGATAATCCCGCTGGGTCCTAATGGCTGCTCCCGTTGTTGCTACCGCTGGGCAATTCTTAATGAGTTTGCTTTCGGATATTGTTGCCAACAAAGTAGCTGGGCCTGCCTCCGCCGCTGCCGCACCGTCTCAATACGACGTGGCTGCGTCTTCAGTCAATAAACCGTATTTCCAAGGCGCTGCTCCCGAGCTTGCTTATTCTCAGTATTACGCTAACGAGCAGTTCAAACGCAATCTTTTAAATAGTCTCGGGTTTGATTTACCTGATTTAGCCAGTCCAGGAGAATTTATGGGCGGCGTTGAGCAGCGCTTAGAGCGTCAAGCTCAGAGCCTGAATCAACGTCAGATGCAGATGGAGCAGCTGAAGAGGCAGTACGAATATCTTAATGAGTTAGCCCGTGGCCGAGCTGCGATTGAGCAGACTGAAGTTAAATCTCTTGGGGATATCCAGCGCGAACGTGTCGGATCCTCTTACGATTTTGCTCAAAATGTTCTTGATTCCGCAATTAAGAACGTCTTAGCGCAGGATAGACTGGATAACAGCAACGTCCTGCAATCGATTGCTGGGCCTACCTAAGGAGGTTGTTGGACAATGGATCCTCTTCAGTTTTTAGAAGACCGCCTTAGTAGTTTTCCGTTTACTACGCTTCCTTTTACGTATCCTACGCGGTTGGGTATCAATGCGGCGCAGTTCTTTACTCAATCTGGGAAACCGGCCCTCGGCCAGGAAGCAAAGCTAGGCGGTAAACCGGTTTATTACGCAGGCGAAGATTACGGTTACCAGAGCCCTGAATCTTACAAACAAGTAACTGGTGAGTACCCGAAGGGCTTTGCGCCCTCAGCTGCTCAACAGCCGACTCTGGAACAAGCAGAGCCTACAGCTCCGGAAGTTAGTACAGAAACAGGTCCCGAAGTCACTACCCCAGAAGGAGGTCCGACGTTAGAGGGAGAAGGCGCTAAGCAAGAGCAGGAGCCTATTACTTCGGCTGTATTAGAACGCCTAGATCGATACGCTGACCCAGAGTATCAGCAAGAAATTAGCCGGATTAAGACTCGTAACTTAATCGAAGCTGCTTCGGTTCTTAGTGCCTTGCGTGCTCCACGTGAGCGTCAAAAGCAAGCTGCCGAGATTGAACGTCAGAATATCCAGGCGTGGCGGGACATTAAAGCCGCCCAGATTGAAGCCAACGCTCGTCAGCAGATGGCCCTTGGTTTAGCTACGGTGTCTGCAATGACCCCGAACCTTTCTAATTACGCTGAAATTTATAAAGCGTCTATGCAACCTTTTAACATCCGTACTTCACGGAAATAATCATGGCTGTTCCTTTTGCTGCTGCTATGGGAATGCCCCTTCTCGCGGGGGGCGGAGGAGCTGCCGCAGCCGGCGGACTCGGTAGTACTCTGTTTGGAGTCGGGTCCGCTTTAAGTGGACTCGGATCTTTAGGTAGTGCTTTTATGGGAGGGGGTGGAGGAGGTCAAGCCGACTTCTCTTCTCTCTATGCTGGTTTAGTCCCAGGGCAAGTAAAAACGACTCTGGCTGGCCAAGACTTAGCGGCTATGACTGGTCTCTACTCTGGTCTTCTCGGTAATCGTGCAACTGTGGGGCTTGAGAGTGCTTTAGGTCAGTTTGATGTCGCTCGGCAGAAAGATCTAACCTCAGCTGGGTTACAAACCGGTATTGCTTCCCAACTTGCTAGCAGTGCTATCGGTCTTGGCGAGGCTGCTGGTAAAGCAAAACTTGCAACCGAAATGCTTGGTCCTGAAACCGCTGCAGCTCTTACTAAACAGTTTGGGTCCACGGCTGGTGCGTTGCAGCAAACAGGTCTTCAAGGCGAAACTCAGTTACTTCTTCCCACTGCTACAGCAGCAGCTCAGACTGGTTTAGAAGCCGCGAAGACTCGTAATCAACAAGTGCTTGCCACAACTCAGACGAATCTAAATATCGCCAAAGCTCAAGAAGATACACGTAACGCCTTAGCCCTGCAACGTGGTCAAGTCGAAGGTCAGTTGGCGATGAAGCGATTCGGTGCTGGAATGGCGATGGCAGGACAGCGAGCATTCGCATGATCAAATCAACAGTCGGAGACTCCACCACGGTTGCCTCGTGGTTATCTTCGCTCGACAAGGCCCAAAAAGACGCGTTTGTATATTATGCAAAAAACGCTACATCAGACATTGAAGCTTATCTTTATGCTCGATTTCTGAAGCCTGCTTACGCTGGAAGTATCTCGGACCTTACGGCCTGGATCCAGGAAAAGTATCCAAAAGAGGATCTTCGAAAAGTTTTGCTGCGCGAGATTGATGATCTTCAACTGGATATTCGTAATGTGCGAGATATGACTCAAAATCAAATGTTAGATCATGCTACCGCAGCCACTAAAATATCGGCGCTGCAAAAAGAGCTTCGCAGTCACATTCAGGCGGTACGGTCTATTTCCGACGGCCTTGATCGCCGTGGTTTATTACTCGCTGGCGCTGATCGTTGTCTTCGGGAACTTGTTCAAACGTTTGATGGTCAGCCAGGCGTCCAAGCTTTACTAGAGGACGCCTCGCTGCTTGTTTGGTCCACGATGGAGAACGAAGAGAAGTCTTAATCCACTCTCTCTAAGAGCTTCATAACGTTCTCCAGTTGAGTCCGGAAAATACCCATAAAGGCATCGTTTACTCCTAAGGACATAACTAACTCGGTTCCATCGACGTAGGCTCCGAACGGGAGGATAACCGCTGGTTGATTTGACACAGGATTACCTCCCAAGTCGGTCCATTCGATTACGCGGTCATTTAGAGAACCTGTAAATAGTGGGCGATCTACTACGTATGTAACTTGTTCGAAGTTTTTATCAACCATGTAAGCGCTTACATGGTACAGAAGATAAGGTTTGCCGCTCGGAGCGAACGCAGTGTGTTTCCAGTGGTAAAAAATAAGGTACCCGTACCCGAGATCGATAGGCGCCGTGGAGTTAAAAGTAGGCGCACCGTTCGTGACCGTATCTAATACTTGTGTGTCCAGCTCAATCCTGGGACTCTTCTCGCTCTCCACAATTAGGGGACGCGTCGAGTAAAGACACGACAGCTCGTCGTTTCGCGTGAAGAAGCACCAGTTCTTTTCGGGTTTACCGGGGACAAGATTCTCTCCAATCGGAGGGGTGGCTGACTGGACCGCTTCAAAATTCTCGTTGATCCAACACACCGAAACTTTCGGTTGGTGGAACAACTTGTAATTTTTGGTGTCGTACCTGCTTGCGTACGTTGAAGTGACAAACTGAACGTAAAGCTGGTTATCCGGACCCTTAAATAAACGAGGATCTTCGTAGCTCAGTCGGTGCTTACCTGGACGCAGTTTTTTGGTTCCGATCAGGCTCGCGTCATCGGAACCAAGAATACCGACGTAGATTTCATTCGGCTGTCCGTTTAGGTAGAAGTATTTCATGTCGTGCCTAAAGCCGAACGGCTGAGGCTGACACCGCCAAGCTACATAATTCGTCCCGTTGTAACGAATAACAGAGGGGTTGAAATTGGCAATTGTGTTTTCCGGGAGTCCATTCACAATGCGAGTGAACTTTCCGCCGAGCATTTCGGCTTGTTCATAAACAGTCGGTGTTCCCGGGGCGTGCGTTTTAACCGGAAACAGAACGTCGCTATACGCGTGGTAAAAACGATGTGAAGTTTGCATAGCTCAAACAGAAAGATCGGAAATAGCTTTAGAAAAACCCATCGCGACGGATTCCCATCGGTACTCGGGGCGTTGAGTTACGGCGTAGCAGGCATCAGCCACTTCGGCGTAAATCGTGTCATCTTCGTATAGCTCAGTAAGTAACCGAGAGGTGTGTTGAACATCTACAAGCCCTCGCTCAACACCGAGATCTTTGTCGATTACCCACGTGGCGATTTCCGCGAGTTGAGCAGCTCCCTCCCAAATGTCTTTACACGCTGTGTGATTCGGAACAACCTGCGGTTTACGGCAACTGGCGCTTTCAAAACTGACGAGTCCCCAACCTTCTCCGTCAGCTGTGTTCAGACCCACGTCGCACGCGTTATAAATAGTGTTCAATAATGTATCTGGAGGAGCATCCATGTAATTCATGTTAGGTGACGTGAGGATGAGACGATGTTTGTCGTCGAGGCCGCGTTTCGACATCTCGCGGTGGAACAGAGGCATGACGTCCCATCCAAGGTCCTTCGCCCCCATATGTAAGTAGAGCATCGTGTCAGGCTTGTCCTTCGCGAACTCGGCAAACGCCTGAATCGTCAGGTCAATTCTTTTACGGGGCTGGTTACGGTTTCCGTTAAATACGATGAATTTATCTAGAGGCAAACCAAGCTGTTCGCGGGCGTCTTTTTTATCGATCGGATAGAAACGATCCTTGTCCACGCCATGAGGAAGAACCCCCAGGCGTGGCACATTGATTTTGTGCGACAGGATTCTGTGAGCGCAGTTGACGGTAAACGTGATTGCGAGATCCCAGAAGGGCATGTGCTGCAGCATGTCTGGGTAGTAACTTTCGCTGTCTACCGGGAAGTAAGCGATGAATTTAAACTTCAGATCGTCCTTAAGGAAATGACACCGCTCCCAAAATTGATTGACGATCCAGATATCGTTCAGACAGATAACGACATCGGGTTTTTCTTTTTGTAGGATCTCCGGGATTCTGTTGATTCCAAACCTATCCTGGGAGCCACCCGCACCGGCTGGGTAGATTTTGTAGGGATGCGAGTGCGGATCCCCCGTGTAATTAATACCTAAAACGCACACTTCATAATCTTTACTTAAATGTTCCAGAACACTATGTGTTACACGACCGAATCCTGTGTTACTGCAAGCATCTCCGTACCAAAGAATTTTCGTCATGCTTGGTTTGAGTTTCTAGTACAATCAATATAGCAGTACTGTCAGTTTATTGATATGCCTAGCCGTGCCTCTTTCGCTTACCGCCGCAGCGCTCAGCTTCAAGCCAAAAAAGCTTCGGAAAAAAACGACGGCACAGTAGATACCATATACACTAGAGCAGCTAACGATTTCCATACGTTCTGTACTATTTTAGACAAAACTCCTGCACGTCATATGTTGGAGTGGCACCGTCATTTGATTACCGGGGAGTCCAACAAATACTTGCTAGATATCGCTGGACAAAATCTTGACATCCTCGCGCCAAGGGGTTCAGCGAAATCGACTGTGCTCAACTTGTTCACCGCGTGGATTATCGGACGACACACGACTGCAAAAAGACCTCTCCAAATTATTTACTGCTCGTACAACATTGCTACAGCTATCCCTAAGAGCCGTATTATCAAGCAAATTATTGATTCTCCTGAGTATCGTAAAGTATTTCCTCGTGTCAAACTGCGTTCGGGTATGCAGTCTGACATCGGTTGGTCGATCGACTTTGACTATGCCGGTATCCCTAGGCTCGGTGACGAAGAGTTTACGTTGCGTGCTGCCGGACTCCGCGGCTCTATTACGTCAAAACGTGCTCATATTGTTATCGTAGATGACCCTATTAAGTCGAGTGCAGATATTAAAAACCCTGCTATTAGGGATGAGATGAATAACAACTGGAGCTCTGTGATCGCGCCGATTATTTTTGAGGGTGGCCGATCAATTTGTCTTGGAACTCGGTTCCATCCGTTGGACATCCATAAAACGATGTTCATTCCGGAGAAAGGGTGGAAACAAGTAACGCAGGAAGCCATTACGTACGACGATCGTGGCGAACCTGTCAGCTATTGGCCAGAACAGTGGAGCGCCGATTATCTGCTCGGTCAGAAGGAGCTTGACCCTGTTGCGTTCGCGTATCAGTATCAACAACAGCCCGTGATGACCTCCGACTTGGTTGTGTCGCCAGATCTACTTATTAAGGGTGAAGTTGTTACCGAGTTCGACAGTTTGGCGGTAGGTATTGACCTCTCAGCGAGTAAAAACGAGACAAGCGATTACACAGCTTTTGTGTTAGGTGGTCGTCTTAAAGACAATTACTACATTATTGATGCACATCAGTGTCGATCTATCGGAAATCTTGAAAAAATAGACATGCTGTGCGATATGCTGCTGGAGTGGGGAATTTTAGCTCAGCAAGATGGGCAATTTTTCCCGACATATTCCACGATTACGCTTGTAGTTGAGTCTGTTGCCTACCAAGCATCCCTCGCAGCAGACCTCCGCCGCGTACTTTTGAACGAGCGTGGCCTTAGTAACCTCCATATTCACGAAGTCAAGGGTTTCCGAGGGGATAAAATTGCTAGATTTAGAGGCACTCTCGGGTTGTTAGAGAATAAAAAGGTGACTTTTAACAAATATCGTAAGTTTGATGGCCTCTTTGACCAGTTGATCAACGTTGGTGCTACAGCTCATGACGATTTGTTAGACGCGTACACTTGGTTGATTACATTTCTACAGCGTCGCGGCAACTTTTCAATCGAGTACTGATGAAAACTCACACTTCCACGCTCGCTGGGTCACGTGTCTGGGTCGCAATAACGGCTCACCAGCCTTTAAAACGTATAAATTCGCTAGTTAACACTATTCGTGCTTATTTAGAGTATGAACTAGAGGTAAAAATAAATATTTACGTAGATTATGAATCAGAAGGGGACGTAGAGACGTTAAAAAGTATTCTAGATCCGTATCTATCGAATTTAGATATCGAAATCAAGGTTTGTGGTCCCGAATTTCACGGTTGGGAGCTCACGTGGGCACATAAAACAGATTTGGTGTTGGCGTGTATGAACTACACCGCTGATTTTTACATTTACCAAGAAAATGACATGATATTGACTTACGAAAATTTAAAATATTGGTTTAGATGGAAAAACAGGTTAAGTGCAGCGGGTTTTGAGCCGGGTTTTGTCCGATACGAGGAGTACGGGGACCTCAAAATCCCCTTTGATAACTACCACACGTTTTCGTTGACACGAAAGACGCCGAACGTTTGGCATAACATCGGTTTTGAAGTTAAAAAGATGCTTGTTGTCGATCCGGAGATTAAGTTCTTTGCGCAGGTATCCAATCCATATTACGGAGCTATGATTTTAGATCAACAAGATGCTGTTAAGTACGTTAAGAGTCAGAGTATGGACCCTATGAAGAGCTATGAGCTCGTCGGCATCCGTAATTGGCCTTTAGCGGACCGAAGCTCGATGGGTTTGGCGTTCGAGGATATTCCGGCTGGCCACGAGCATCGTCGCTGGATTCCTGTGGTGGAGAAAGATGGTAAGTATATGCCTCATGAATCTTGCTTGATTAAACATGATGACACTAAGTACACTGAAAAACTTCTTGATAAATCCAGTAGTTTGATAGACTGTGAACATATGTTTACTCTGTAAAATGGCCCAACGAGGTGCACACTATGTCTCAGTGTGTTATGTTCTGAACGGTCAAAACTACCAACAGACTTTATTTCGAGATGACGCGTATCGACTTCGACGATTCGTTGAACGTGAACGAGGCACAATCTACTGGTTCAACCCAGCTTAACGATCCTGTAAATCACCCAGCACACTACACTCAAGGTGGTATTGAGTGCATCGAGGCTCTTAAAGCCGCTTTAGGTTTCGAGGGTTTTAAAAGTTACTGTCGCGGCAATATCATTAAGTACCTTTGGCGAACAGAGCATAAAAACAAAGTTCAGGACCTGAAAAAAGCTAGGTGGTATCTGGACCGATTGATCGAAGAGAGCGAACAGTGAACCTATAATGTAGGAAAACAGATCACTCATGGACGTAAGGGCGTTTGGGTCTATCTACGGGCAGACAGCCAGTCTCCCTTATACCAGTGGTTTTGGCGCGGTAGTTTCCGGTAACGGTCGAATCAACTTTCCGGCTTGTCGCGCGATTTTTATTCAGTCACGTTCTTCATCCGGCAAAGGTTACCTTGCCGTAGAGCTTTCGGATGCTCCGGGCCAAATCGCCGTGGCGGGCAACCTAGCGGGGGATGTTTTATATCCTCTCTCGTGTACCGCTTTAATCAGTGGTGATGTTGAAGGCGTATTTGTGCTGTACTGATGGCTGAAATCGCTAAAAAAAGAGATCCTAAGAAGTGGGCAGCAGCTAAAGCTAAAGCTCGTAAAAAATTAGGAGGCCACTCTGCGCGAGCGATGCAGCTTGCAACCAAGTACTATAAAGAAGCGGGCGGAACCTACGAAGGTAAAAAGTCTTCTTCGAATCGTTTGAGCCGTTGGTCCAAAGAAGACTGGCAAACACGCGAAGAATACGAAAAGTCTAAAAAAGACTAATCATGGATGCTTCAGACCTCGTTAATTACCTGTCGGGCGGTACTACTTTCCGAGAGAGGGTGCTCGGCGATGCTAAGGATTTGATCAAAGCGATCAAAAGCAAATCTAGTACCGACGCAATCGCCCAAGGTCTGGTGAACCCGCTGAAAAACGAAATGCTTGCTCGGGCAGCAGCTGCTAAAGCGATGATGGGGACCCTTGGCTGATAAAGCACGCGAGAAAGGAAGAACCGAGCGGTACCTACCACGAGCAGCGTGGGCTTCGCTTAGTGCGGAAGAGCGTCGTGCGACCGACGAAAAGAAAAAACGAGCTACGTCGGGTAACAAACCTGTAAATACACAAGTCGCCAATACGGACAAAGCACGCGAAGCAAGGCGTCGTGCTTCCGAGTACATTAGAAGAAAGACTTCTAAAGATGGCTGATCCCTTCCTCGAAGCCGGCGATTTGTTCACCCGCGCTTTTAATGCGCAGGAAGTTGCGGCTCGTCGTCAGATGAAGGCTCAACGAGCCAGTATGCGTAGCGACGAGTATACAAGTCAGATAGAGGATCAAGCGTATAACGCTCCTGTACCCCCTATGAACGCGCCTTATGGTGTGTTTGAAGAAGGCTTCCAGCCCACAGGGGACCCGATGGAAGACATCAAACAAGAGTTGATGCAGAAGACGCGAGCGAACCGACGGGCTGCCGAATCTTCTCAAGCTGTTCGTGCCGGTAACGGTAACGTCACCCCTAGTATGCGTTAATATACTGACAGCTTCAGTGTTGCTGTGCTGTTTGACTGCTTTTTGTACTTCGACGAAAAAGAGCTTTTAGAGCTCCGCGTCAATATTCTTAAAGATATTGTAGATGGGTTTATTATTACGGATGCGGACAGGACGTTTAAGGGGGAGAAGAAAGACTTTACGTGCGTAGAAACAATCCGTGCACTGGGTCTTCCTGAGGAAAAGATTCAAGTTCTTCACGTAGAACTACCTCCTCCGGACATCGCCCCGAATCCCTGGGTTCGTGAATATTCACAACGCGATGCGCTGGCCGTGGGTATGCGGATGACACCCCCGGACTCAGTGTTTTTCTTCAGCGATGTTGACGAAATTCCTAAGCCAGACGCCCTTTTAGCTGCAGTCGATCTAGCAAAACAGGACCCCACTCGTTGCGTCCGGTTATCAATGCCAATGTTCTATGGACGTGCCGATCTCCGCGTGGTTGACCCCAAGCGTGATACGTCCAAACCACCTACTAATTGGACTTGCGGGACAGTTGTTCTCCACGAGCACTTAGATCAGACTCTTTCTGAAATTCGTAAAAATCCCAACGATCTCGTTTACGGAGACTGTGACGCAGGTTGGCATTTTTCTTGGATGGGAGACCCAGCTCGGATGAAGCGTAAGCTTACATCGTTCTCTCACTGTTATGACGATATTCCTTACGCCCACGCTCCTGCATACAGTCAAGAAATGCTGGACTATTTAGATGCGTACAAAGCTACAGCGGGAGGGAATGATCCATTAGGTCGAAAAGACCACATTTTGGAACCCTATCCGCATGAGCTTTTACCCGCTGAGCTGTTTAAAATAGAAAGAGTACGCGAGTATCTACTTCCCAATGGCTGATCTCATGACGGAACAGATCAAAAAGCCGATGGCTGGTAAACAAGGCGGCGGTGAGAAAGAGGGTTCTGAGCGTAACGAAGTCCGTCGTGAAGCTGTCCGTAAAGCACGGAAAGCTCGTATGATGCGTACAAAGGAGCGAGAAGCTGGTTCTCGCTGAGTCATAAAGGAAAACGTCGATGCCTGCGGACAACCTAAGCGTACGGCAGCGGTTTAATGAGATTCTAGAAGCTTCTAGAACTCAGGATCGCAGCAAACAATCTGCGACTATGGTTGTCCTTAGTCATCTGCAGCAAATGACGCTGCTGATGATGAAAAAAGGTCTGTTTTTCTACTGCGAGCAGGATACTTACAAGGCCCGCACCAAGTTTTTAGAAGATCTTATCCAGCTGAATCGTCTGGATATCCGATTTCCTTCGATCATTCGTAATTTTTTGATCGACGGCTGTGGTCTGTTCTATTTCAGACCTGATCCAAAACTGAAATATCAGATTTACTTCTTTAACAAAAATCAATATCGTGTTTATCACGACATTAATGGCGAGATCGAAGAAGTTGTAATCATTTACAGTTATAAGATTCGTAATAGCGCTATTGGTCTACCTGCTGAAACTCAAGGCCAAAACAAGCGTTACGTTCGAATCTCGATTACCAACGATAAAATCACAGAATATGAAGCTAATAGTGAACTGAGCTTTGAGCTTGAGCCCGGCTCCTTAATTACTCCAAAAAATAGCCGTCCGAACACTCTTGGGTTTATCCCTGCTGTCGAGGTTTTAAACAAACCGAACGCCAGTGGTACTGAAGGTGAAGGGGAGTTTGAGCCCTTCATGCAACAGATTGTTCTGCACGATCAGATGATGCAGAACATCTCCAAGAACATTGAGTTCTTTGGTAATCCCACGCTCATCAGTTCGCGTCCCCGTAGTGATCTGGTCGAAGCTTCGGATGCTGATCGTACTTTCCGTCCGACGATCAGCAGTCAAAGCGGTTTTGCTGGTATTGACTCCCCGTCAACTCGTGTTTCCGAGCCTTTTGGTTCGCAGTCTGGTTTAGGTGGTCTGCGAGTTCCTCGGATCATCGCGAACGTAGAGCCCTCCGACCGCGTGGGCTATATGACTCCAGACCCCGTTAACGGAGACATGAACCGGTATGCACTCTTATTACGGGAAGAAATCAGAACAGCCTTGGGCGGCGTTGACGAAATATCAATTAGCGCCGGAGCCACTGCAACAGAGATTAAAGGGCTTATGGGTCGTGCTCAAGCGACTGCCCTTCGTAAAAATAAGAGTTTTCTGACGTACGGCTTTTGCCGTTTGTTGGAAATGATCCTGTACCATCAGGAGCAAATTTTCCGCGAGAGCTTTATTTCGGTTATGGGTCTTACCCCGCCGAAAGAACCGGAAGAACAAACCGAAGAAACTCTTCTTAAGTACCAAAACAAACTTACGAAGTATGAAGAAAATGTTGATTTAGCGATCCAGGCTGCGCTCGCGGATAACAAAGTTCCGCGTGGTGTTTTCGGTTTACCTCCTGACGGTGACCGAACCGTAACTTACAGATTCCAAGGCGATGTGTACGAAGATACTGCGTACGACATCAACCAAAAGTCAATCGTAGTCCGGAACTTACAAGAGCTCGGAGTAGATAGTGTCGAAGCTCTGAAGTATTTGTTCCCGGATAAAACCGATCTAGAACGTTCGGAAATGTTGAAGGGATTCCCTTTCCGAATGATTCAACAAACGCAGGGCGCAATGCAGCAATTCTTGCTACTATTGAACCAGATGCTACAAGCCCCGCATCCTTTAGCCCCTAATCAGCCATTAGCGGCTGATCCACGGCTAAACCTAACGCCCTTACTTTATAGGACGTTTGACCACCTCGCGCAAGAACTGACTTACTCGGGCAGCTATGAGCCAGCAGATCCCAGCTTCGATCCCGAGCCCGGTCTCCCCGGCGGTAGCAGCCCCACAGGCGGCGGCCCCGGCGGCGGACCAGGGTTCAACCGCCTACCCGCAATGGGTGGCCAGTACCCAGGCGGTGCCTTCGGCGACTATGCCCCAAGCGCCGTCGCAGGCACAACAGGCTACGGCCCCTTCTACCAACAACCAGTACAACCAGTCTCCGTCCGTCTCCTCCCCGAACAACCCGTGGGAAGCAGCGCTAGGCAGCTTGGACCGGATCGTGTCCCGGCTCTCCCCGTCGCCCAGCCAGACAGCACCGTCAGCGCAACCCCAACTGACGGCGGCGGATATTCAACAACTCAGTCAGCTTTCACAGGCCCAACCGTGGGCTTACCAAGCCCCTACGGCTCAGCCGACCTCCTACAACAACGGGTCTACGACCCAAACTTCTTATCCGACTTCTACGGAACAACAGGCTCCAAGCCTAAGTCCCGAAACAACCGCCGTCGTTAATCACTTCGGTATCGAGGCTCCTGGTATTCTCAACCAGTACGCCACCGTGCTCGAAGATGCTCTGATTCAGCAGCATCAAGTGTTAGAGGACGTTTCCAATCGCGGGGCTGCAATGGAAGCTATCCTGACTGACCCTGATCACTTAGCTGACTATACCAACCGTTTCTTCACTGAAGTGTATCCTGTAGACGATCAACAACCTGCTCAGCAGTACAACCCTCAGTACGATCAGGTTCCCGCCGTGCCCGCTTCCGCCGTGGCCGGTGCCCCTTCCCCTGATGCTGATTCTCAGTGGCAGAACTTCAGCCAGGTGATGAACCAGAACCCGGAGAACGCTTGGCGTTATCTTTCCAACATGGGTCCTGAAGCTTTCCGTTCTAAGCTTCTGTTCCTGGACAACGCCTGAGCTACACTATAGTGGTGATGGGGACAAAACCCCGCTTGGAGCGAGCGGGGTTTTTTATTGTCT